TCACCACGTGCATCGGCGTGCGCGTCATGCGGCGCACCTTCGGATCGATGGCGCCGCAGATGCTCGGTCGGCCGCTGACCGACACAACGATCTTGAAGTTTCTCGCCGCGATCGTCATGGCGATTGATCTTTGGGAGCCGCGCTTCCGCGTCGTCCAGGTCGTGCCGAGCGGCACGCCTGACGGCATGCGCGCCGGCAAGATCAAACTCGACATGGTCGGCCAGTATCGGCCGAACGCGCTGCTCGGCGACTTCACGCCGGCGCCGACGCCGATGACGATCAGGTTGTGAGGGTGGGACGCGGGATGGCAATTCGCTTTGCGACGATCGATCTGGCGGACATCTCGCCGCCCGTCGTCGTCGAAGCGCCCAGCCACCCGAACTCGCGAGGTTGACGGTGTCCGACCGCTTTCCCGACGCGACCCTGGCGCTGGCGCTGCTGCCGCCGCCGGCCGTCATCCAGACGGTCGATTATGAGACGATTCGCGCCGCCCGCATCGCCGATCTCGCCGCGCGGCTCGCCGCCGCTGGCGTCGCCTTCGACGTCGCTGCGCTCGAAACCGATCCAGCGGTCATCCTGCAAGAGGAAGGTGCCTATCGTGAGACGCTGAACCTGGCGGCGATCAACGACGCCGCCAAGGCGGTAATGATCCTCTACGCGCAGAAGTCCGATCAGGACGATCTCTATGCGTTGCTCGGCATTCGGCGTTTGGTTTTGACGCCGGCCGACAACACGACCAGTCCACCGACGCCGGCGGTGATGGAAAGCGACGACGATTTCCGCGCTCGCGCCCAGATCGCCCTCGAGGGAACCGCGCCCGGCCTGACCGGCGGCGGTTACGCCAGCGTCGCGCTGCGCGCCTCGGCCGAAGTGCGGCGCGTCGCGCTGATCACCGCGCCGGGCGGCGTGGTCAACGTCATCCTGCAGGGTCGGATCAACGCCGACGGCTCAGTCTCTTCCGCTGCGGTGCAGGCGGTGGCGGCGGCGCTCAACGACGATTGGAGCAACGACGCCGCGACCGGCAGCCAACTGACCGACATCCCGCAGGTGCGTTCGGCGCGGCCGCGGCCCTATGCGATCGTCGCCCGCGCCATCGCGCCGCTCGGCCCGTCGCTCGCCGCCGTCCAGGCGGCTTCGGCCGCCGCGCTTGCCGCGGCGACGACGTCGCTGCAGCTGATCGGCAATGCCGTGCCGACCGACGCGCTGATCGCCGCCGGCCGCGTCGCGCCAATGACCAAGTTCATTCTCGATTCGCCCGCCGCCGACGTGGTCTGCGCCGGCGACGAGACGCCTTACTGCACCTCGATCGCCGTCACGGTGACCAATGCCTGAAGCGAGCCTGCTGCCATCGAACGCGACGCCGTTCGAGCGGGCGCAGTCGCTCGCCGACGCCGCGCGTTGGCCGCTGCCGGTCGACCTCGTCAAGAGCGTGTGGAACCCGGCGACCTGTCCGCTCGATCTCTTGCCCTATCTCGCCGCCGGCCTCGGTCTGGAAATCTGGCATGACGACTGGAGCGAAGCGTTCAAGCGCGCGACGATCGCCGACATCTGGGCGCTGAAGCGCAACAAGACCAAGCTCAAAGGCCTCGCCGGCTACGCCGCCCTTGAAGCGGCGACCATCGTCAAGGCGGTCCGGCCGCGCGACAAAGTGTTCGCCGTCGAGCCGTGGAGCGCGGCGGAACGCGCTGCGATCGAAGCGGCGATGCCGCAGATCCACATCTTCCCCACCGCGCCGACCTTCGCCGTCGAGCTCGGCATGGCGTTTCTCGGCGTCTGCGCCCTTGGCGCGGCCTTCACCCTCACGCCGTCCGACGCCGCCGAGCGGTGGGCCGAGCGCGCGGTCTATGTCGACGGCGCGACCTCGGTGCGCTGCCGGGTCGAAGAAACCGACGGCTACGCCACCGCCTCGACCCAGATCGCCTTGTCGACGCCGGGCAGCGTCGCCCGCTATTGCCTCGGCGGCGCGCTGGAGACCGGCGCGCTGTTCGCCGACGACGCGGTGGCGAGCCTGATCCTGATCACACCAGACTCTTCGGCGCTGAGCTTCGCCGTGCCGACGGGGCTCACGCCTTCGACCGTCCGCCCGGTGCCGACCGCCGACGACGTCGCCGGACCGGTCGACATGGCCTTCGCCTACCACATGACGCTCGGCTATCTGTCGACGCTCTACCCCAGCGACGCCGCCGAGCATCTCTATTCGCGGCTGACGCTGTTCGATCTTACGCGGATCAAGGATCCCGGCGCGGCGGTGTCGTTCTGGGGTTGGTCGAGCTTCGGCTCGGCGCCCTACACCGCCGAATTGACGCTCGACGTCCGGCTCACTGGCCCGGCGTGGCCGTTTCCCGGGCCGCTCGGCGTGGCGACGATCGTCGAACCCGATCTGTCGCCATTCTGGGACGCCCTGGCGGCGCTGCGCGTCGCGCAAGCCCAACGCGACGTCGTGCTCGTCTCGACCAAGCTCTATCAGCCGATCGATTTCAACTCCGGCTATCGCTTCGGCCAGTTCGACTTCGGCGATCTGCAAAAAGTCGCGTGAGCCCGCTCGCGCGACGCCGAGCCAAACCTTGAAGGTGAGCCAAGATGGAAACCAAGCGCAACTTCGCCAATTACCAGCAGGTCTCGCCGGCCGATCTCAACGCCATCCAAGCCGACGCTGAGACCAGTCTCGACGACGTCGTGCAGGATACGCTCATCCCGGCGATGGCCTACACCGGCTTCGTCGCCGCCAAGACTGGCCCGGCGCAGATCTCGGTCGCCAGCGGCCGGCTCTACATCAGCGGCAAGGTCTACGCGCTCAACACCGCGACGCCCTACGACTTCACCACCATCCTGCCGGTCGCGTCGCAGAAGATCGTGTTGATCTGCCTCAATGGCGTCGAGGCCGACGACAACGTCACGGCGGTCAATTTCCTCTCGCCAACCCTGTCGACGCCGACCAACCCGGTCTATCAGCCGCAGTCGGTGGCGCTCGACCACGTGCGGCTCGCCAACATGAGCTATGTCGTCGGCGCCGAAAGCCCCAACCCGTCGCCGCCGTCGATCAGCTCGACGCTGCTCGCCGTCGCCAGCGTGACGCTGTCGCCGACCGGCGTCGCCTCGGTCGCCAACATCGCCTCGGCGCAAGCGCCCAATCTCCAGGACGTCGCCTCGCGCACCGCGGCGCTCGAGGCGTGGGAAAGTGTCGCCGCGCCGGAACTGACCTCGCTGTCGTCGTCGATCGCGCGGTTGTCGAACAGCGCCCAGGCCCCGTCGACCGCGGCGCTCACCGGCCAGATCCTTCAACGCCTGGCGGTGATCGAAGCCAAAGACGGCATCCCGTCGACCGCCGCCTCGTCCGCCGCCGATTTCTTCCTCACCGGTGCGACCTCCGATCTCGCCAACCTGCTGTCGTCGTGCAACGTCGCCGAGGGCGTGCGCTTCCCCGACGACGGCGCGGCCGACGCGGCGCTGCAGCTGTTCAACCCGCTCGACCCGCTGGCGACGGTGATCAACGGCGTGCTTTTCCCGGCCTACGATATCGACGTCGGCGCGAGCATCGGTCCGGCGACCGGTTCGACCTCGATCGCGAACTACACCTATCAGACGACGACCTGGACGCAGAAGACGATGGCCCGGGCGCGCGTCCGCTACGGCACCGAGTTCACCGTCTGCACCAACTCGGCCTTCTGGCAGAGCGGCTCCTATGATCCGATCTCCGGCATCTTCACCCTGCCGGATGGCGAGACCTTCCTAGCCGCCTTCGATCCGACCGCCGGCGTCTATGCGGCCAACACCGGCGGCGGTCTGTCGCATCTCGCGGTGCGTCTCGAGGAATTCTGGACCGATACGACCAACGTCGATTATTGGGACCGGCTGGTCAGCAACGGCACGCTGACCGGCTCGTCGGTCGAGGAAACCTTCCAGTCGCCGCAAGACACCTGGCTCGCCGGCGTCGACCTGACCTTCACCCAGCTCGCCGCCAACGGCGGCGTCACGGTGTCGATCTGCGAGTGCACGCCGGCCGGCAACGTCGACCTGACCAAGGTGCTCGGCCAGGTGACGCTGCCCTTCTCCGCGCTCGGTCTCAGCCCGACCAAGACCCAGTTCCTCTTCCCGGAGCCGGTCTGCCTCACCGGCGGCACGCGCTACGGCCTGCATGTCTCGACCGCCGCCAACCACTTCATCGCCACCGCCGACGGCGGCGCGTTCCCCAACGGCATGTTCTTCGGCCTGGTCGGCGGCTATGCGATCGCCGACCCGACCAAGCACATCGTCTGCGACTTCCTCAATTGCGCCTTCACCCAATCGCTGTCGACCATCACGCTGGCCGGGCTGCAGCTTAGCGGCGGCATCACCTCGATCGACGCGCTATTCGCCAGCATCATTCCCGACTCGTGTCAGCTGACGTTCCAGGTCCAGGTCGCCGGCGCGTGGATCGCCCTGGCGGCGGCCGATGTCGGCGCGCTCAACGCCGGCGGCGCCCTGCCGCCGCTGCTGCCGTTCCGCGTCGTCTTCCAGGGCTCGCAGACGATGCAGCCGTGCATCGATCTCTTGCATTCGAACGTCCATGTGTCGCGGCCGAAGACCGCCTACGCTCACGTCTGGCCGCTCGGCGGCCGCACGTTGTCGGCGCCGTCGACCCAGATCCGTTGCGTCGAACGCTACGAGAGCTTCGACTCGGCCTATCACGCCGCGGCGATGAACCTGTTGACCGGATCCGGCTTCGCCACCGCGACCGCGCCGTCGTCGACCTCCGACGTGGTCAACGACGACGGCTCGCTCGAGCGCACTTACCTGTGGAATCTCGGCGCCGCCGTCTCGGCCTACAAGTACGAGAGCGTCGGCACGACCACCGCGGCGCTCAAGACCTTCCACATCGCATGGTTGAAGGATTGGGCGCTGTAAGCCGCTTCGCGGCCCGCGAATAGCGAATAGCGAAGCAGAAATTCTACTCGCGACTCGCCATTCGCGTCTTTCCCGAGAGGATCCCCATGGCCTACGTCGAAGTGAAGCTGAAACGAGCGGTCGAGGTCTTCGGCCACCTCTACAAGCCGAGCGCGAGCAAGATCGTCGTCGATGACGCGACGCTGGCGGCGATGGGCGACGCGGTTGCGTCGACTGCGCCGGCGGCCGCGCCGACGATCGAAACGACGGTCGTCAAGCCGGCTGTCGCCGCGCCGGCCGCGCCCGCCGCGCCGGCCGCGCGCACTGCCGGCCACAAGCCGGTGGTCGAAGCCAAGTCGACGGCGAAGAAGAAGTAAATGGCCGTCCTCCCCGCCGACCTCGATTTCGTCGCCGATCCGACGGCGTCGCCGGCGCGGATGAATCGCGCCGCGACCAATCTCAACAACCGCATCGCGGCGCTCGAAACCTACAAGCCGAACTTCGACGCGGAGCTGGCGACCATCCAGCAGGTCGGCCTCGATCGCCTCAGCCAGGTGCTGATCCCGATCTATGACCGGCTGGTCGCCGTCGCCGAGCTCGGGGCGCTGTTTCGCGCCCATTCGAGCTCGACCCTAGCGATCGCCGCCGGGCCGCAGACCTTGACGATCGACGCGGCCTCGGCGGCGCAATTCGCCGCCGCCGCCTGGGTGATCGCGGTCAACGACGACGGCTCGGCGGCGATGGCCGGCCCGGTGACCAGCTACGATCGCACGACCGGCGATCTGGTGGTCGACGTCGTCGAAGGCGAGGGGTCGGGAACCTTCGCCTCGTGGTCGATCTCGCCCTGGGCGCCGACGCAGCTGTCGAGCGGCACCGACGACGGCGACATCGATCATCCCGGCGCGACGCCGGTGATCGCCGGCTATCTCAGCCCGGAGGCGACCGAAGCGGTCGCCAACGCCGAGGCGTCGGCCGCGGCTGCGGCGGCGTCGCAATCCGCTTCGGCGGCGTCGGCCGTCTCCGCCGCCGCGTCGTCGTCAGCGTCCTCGGCCAGCGCCGCCAGCGCCTCGAGTTCGGCGGCCTCGGCGGGGGCGAGCCAAGCCGCCGTCGCTGCGCTGCTGGCGTCGTTCCGCGGCGCGTTCCTCGGCGCCTTCGCCTCCGATGCGGCGGCGACGACATTCGCCGGCGCCAATTCGATCACGCTCGCCGCCGGCGTCATGTACGAAAACACCGCCGAGGCGAAGTTCCGCGTCTATAGCGGCTCGGCCTGGGGCGATTACGACGCCAGCGCCGCGGCTGAGCAGGCGGCGGCGGCGCTCAGCGCCGCCAACGCGGCTGCAAGTGCGACGGCGGCGCTGAACGCCGCGGCGGCGGTCACCAACGCCAGCAACCTCACCAGCGGCACGCTGCCCGCCGCGCGCCTGCCGGCGCCGACGACCAGCGCGCTCGGCGGCGTCAAGTCAGCCGCCGCCGGCGCGCATCAATTCCAGACCGGCGTCGATACAACCGGCGCGCCGACCTTCGCTCAGCCGACGGCCGCCGACGTCACCGGCCTTGCGGCGTCGGCGACCACCGACACAACCAACGCCGCCAACATCAGTTCCGGCGTGCTGCCGACCACGCGAATTCCTTCCGGCGCCTCGATCGACGACGGCGCGATTTAGGGCTCGTCATGACCATCCAGATCAAACGCACCAAGACCGGGACGGCGCCCTCGACGCTCGCCGACGGCCAGCTGTTCATCGATCAGCTCAATGGCGTGCTGAAGTGGCTCGACGCGAGCGGCGTCATCCAGGCGACGCCGCTGAAGACGGCGGTCGCCAACGGCCTCGCTTCACTCGACAGCGGCGGCAAGATCCCGACCTCGCAGCTGCCGGCGGCGATCGTCGGCGCGCTGCAATATCAGGGGACGTGGAACGCCGCGACCAACACGCCGGCGCTGACCTCCGGCATCGGGACGAAGGGCAATTTCTACAAGGTCTCGGCCGCCGGGACGACGGCGATCGACGGCAACGCCGTCTGGCTCGCCGGCGATCTCATCGTGTTCGACGGGACGGCGTGGGACCGGGTCGACGGCGGCGTCGCCGGCGTCGACTCGACCGACCTCGCCGACTCGACCGCGCTCGGCCGCTCGCTGATCGTCGCCGCCAATATCGCCGCGGCGCAATCGGCGCTGGGGCTCAGCCCGAAGGGCTTCTTCTTCAAAGCCGATGCGACGACGCCGGCCTTCAGCGTCACCGCCGCCGGGACGATCAGCGTCAAGGCGGGGACGATCGCCGAATGCGCCGGCGCGATCTTCACCTACGCCACGGCGACGGCGGTGACGATGCCGAGCCTGGCGGCCGGGACCGACTACGCGATCTATCAGTGCTCGGACGGCACGATCCGCGCCGACGCCAGCTTCACCGCGCCGAGCGGCTACACCACCGCCAACAGCCGCCAGATCGGCGGCTTCCACTACGCGCCGGGCGGCAACGCGACGGCGATGGCCGGCGGCAACACCACGCCGGCGATCAATCCTTATTCGGTGTGGGATCTGAAGTGGAAACCAAAAGCTCTTGACCCGCGCGGTTTGACGTTGGTCGCCAACACCTTTTGGCGAGCAATCTATTTGTTCAATACGACCGCGGACGCAAGCGGCGCATCGCGCTACGGGCTACCGATCGCATCTGGGAGCGCGCTGCCGAAGATTCCCGCCATGTTCGGCGGCAACGGGTCGACGGCTTATACGACGTTCGATCGTTGGACCGCCGCGGAAGCGCTTGGGGCCTATGGATTGAGGCTTCCGACGCTCGATGAGTTCATGCTCGGCGCCTACGGTACGACGGAAGAGAGTTCACTTTCCGCCGATCCAGTGACGACCGGACTCAGCGGAGGAACCTATACATCGAAGTGGGGCATTATGCAGGCGACGGGTTGCTATTGGGAATGGGCGCTCGACTTCGGCGGCCCGTATTCGGCGGCGAGCTGGGCGCAAACGATTGGTAATCGCGGCCAGTTCTGCGACATGGCAAACGCCGTGTTCCTGGGCGGCGGCTTCGGCTTCGGCGCGTACTCCGGTTCGCGCGCGTCGAACTGGGGCAGCACCGCCTCGGGCTCGTACGGCGGCGTCGGCGCGCGGGGCTGTTGTGATCACCTGATCCTCGTCTAGCTGAGCGGAAGCGAGGCGAGAGGGTGAGTGAGATCGCCAGGGACGAACACGTCGCTCATCAGGGACTGGCGATCGTCGAGGCCTACGAGCAATTCGTCAATTACCTCTATCCGATCCTGCAGAACGCGCCGCGCAAACACGGCGTGGCGCGCGACATTGCGTTGCAGGCGTTGTTCCTGCAGATCGAACTGTTCTTCGCGGCGGCCAAATCGCCTCAGGCCTCGCGACTCTATTCCGCCGATGCGCATCTCGCGCAACTGCGGTTCTGGCTGCGCTTCATGGCCGATCCTGGTCGCCGCATGCTGACGCCCCATCAACATCGAGCCGCGCTGGCGCTGCTCGCCACGGTGGGGAAGATGCTCGGCGCCTGGATCAAAACCACGAAGGGTAGGGGTTGAGCGAGGCAACGCCAGGCTGCGCATCGCTGCGCCGTGATCCTGGGCGGCAACTTCGGCAACGGCGCGAACTCCGGTTCGCGCGCGTCGAACTGGAACAACACCGCCTCGAACTCGAACGGCAACATCGGCGCGCGGGGCTGTTGTGACGACCTTTTATGGCTCTGCGTCGGTTACGGCCGCGCAGGCCGGCTGCTTCAACGGTGGTCAGCTCGCACGACCCGCTTCGGCGAATACATTGCGCGGTTCGGCAGAGCGGGGAGTAGGCGTTCGAAACCCGCGGCCGGCTTCCTGATGGGCAAGAAGCACCGCAATCTGATCGGCCGCGTCGTCGACGAAGCCAACCTGCGCCTGGCGCTGCAACAGGCGGCGCGCGGCAAGCGCCGCTCGGTCGGCTACCTCGAATTCAAGGAATACGAGCCGCTCAATCTGGCGCGGCTCGGCGAAGAGATCGCCGCCGGCGCCTACCAGCCGGCCCCGCCGCATCAGTTCGTCGTCTTCGAGCCGAAGCGACGGGTGATCTCGGCCCCAACCTTTCGCGATCGCGTCGCCCAACACGCGCTGGTCAACGTGATCGGACCGATCCTCGACGCCGGCCTGTTGCCGCGCGCCTACGCCTGCCGCGAGGGCCGGGGAACCCACGCCGCCGTCATCGCCCTGCAGGCCGACATGCGCCGCCTCGGCGCGCCGCTCTACGCGCTGAAGACCGACTTCTCGCGTTTCTTTCCGTCGATCGACCGGGCGATCCTCAATCGGCTGATCGCCAAGAAAATAACCTGCGCCGCGACGCTCGACTTGGTCGAGACGATCACCCCGCCCGACGGCGTCGGCCTGCCGATCGGCGCGCTGACTAGCCAGATCTACGCTAACATCTACGCCGGCCAGGTCGACCGGCTGCTGCAATGCGATCTGAAGCGGCGGTTTTGGTATCGCTACATGGACGACATCGTCGTGCTCGGCCGTTCGTCGGAGCGCCTGCGCGAGGTCAAGGATCGCATCGAAGCGTTCTCCCTTGCCGAGCTGGGGTTGAAGTTCAGTCATTGGGCGGTCGCGCCGATCAGCCGCGGCGTCAACTTCCTCGGCTATCGCATCTGGCCGACCCACAAGCTGCTGCGCCGCCAGAGCGTGCGCCGGGCGCGCAAGCGCCTGCGGGAATTGCAGGCCGCCGGCGACGACGAAGCGCTGGCGATGTTTCGCGCCGCGTGGCTAGGCCACGCGCAATGGGCGGACTCGCATCACCTTCTCAAGAGCCTCGGATTGGAGACGTGAACTCATGATTCTCAACACGCCGGCGGATCTCGCCGCGCTCAAAGGCACGCCCGATTACGCCGCGGCGCTGCAGCTGCTGCTCGGCTCGACCCAGACCTGGGTCAATCAGGCCGCGGCCGGCGCGCCGCCTGACTGGCAGCTCGTCTCGGCGCTGTCGACCATTCAGGCGATGGGCTTCATGAGCGTCGACGCGCTGCTCGCCGAATGCGCCGCCGTCGGCGTCGCCGCGCCGCCCGCGCCGCCCGCGCCGGCCGCGCCGCCGCCGCCCGGTCCGATCACGGTCGAGATGTGGCAGGCCAAGGCGGCGTTGAAGGCGACGGCCTTCGCGCCGCCGCAGGCTGAAGCCGCGGTCCAGGCGACCGTCGCCAACGCGACCAACGCGCTCGCCGCCGCCGACGCGCTGATCGCCGCCTCAGGCAACGGCGCGCTGCAAGCGTTCTGGGAGTACGCGACCGCGCTGCAATCCGACAACGCGACGATCGCCGCGCTGAGCGCTCAGCTCGGCCTGTCGCCGGCGCAGATCGCCGCGCTGTTCGCTGAAGCGGCGGCGCTGACCTTCTGACGCCAGCCTCTCTTTCCCCTTTTTCCCTGAAAGGACGCCCGCGATGACCTCCCCATATTATGGCGTAATCTTCAACCAGCAGGACACCGACCCACTGCCGCCGGCGTTTTCCGATCTCTCGGTGCTCGGCATTGTGTTGCCTTCCGACGACGCCAACGCTGGCATGTTCCCGCTCAACACGCCGGTCGACATCAACACCGGCGACCCGACTGTGCTGGCCGCGGTCGGCACGGGGCCGCTTGCCAAGTACATCAACCTGATCAACAACCAGCTCGGCGATCTCGAGGTCTCGGCCCGCGCTGTCGTGGTGCGCGTTGCCGACAACACCGACATCGACGTCGTCATTGCCAATATCCTCGGCGACCCCAACGCCGGCACGGGCCTCTATGCGCTGCTCAAGGCTGGGCAGATGCTGTCGGTGATCCCGCGGCTGATCGGCGCGCCGGGCTACACCGGCAAGTTCAACCGGGTCGCCGGATCGACCCCGCCGACCGTGACCACAGCGTCCAAGGCCGGCATGATTGGCGGCGGCGCGTTGACGCTCGCCAGTCCAGCCTATCTCACCGGCGCGTTGGCGGGAACCTACAAGATCGCCTGCATCGGTGGTGCGACCTCGGCGGCCTCCGCCGCCAAGGCCGGCATCGTCGGCGACGGCTCGCTGGGTTCGCTGACCTCCGACGCCGACGCGCCGGTCGGAATCTGGCGCGTCGTCTGCCATGTCGCGGCGACCAATGGCGGCACGTTCGTCGTCATCCGCCCCGACGGCACGGTCGACGGCGTCGCTACGGTCGGCGCGGCCTATAATAGCGCCCACGGCCCCAACTTCACCCTGGCGCACAGCGGAACGGACTTCGCCGTCGGCGACGAATTCGACGTGACGGTCGCCGCTTCGGTGCCGACCGGCGGCGGCGTGTTCTCGGTCACCGCGCCCAACAGCGCGCCGCTGGCCAATGCGACGGTCGGCGCCGCCTATGCGACGCAGATCGCCTTCACCATCGCCGCCTCGGGCGCCGATTTCGCGATCGGCGACGAATTCGACGTCACGGTGGCGATCACCGGCGGGATCGCCGAAGCCAACCCGATCTGCGCGGCATTGCCGGCGATCTGCGAAGCGTTGATGGCCCATGCGGTGGTCGGCGGCCCGTCGACCAATAAGCAGGACGCCTTCGACTGGCGCGCGACGATGAATTCGCTACGGCTGATCCCGGTCGACAACACGGTCATCGTCGCCGATGGCGTCGGGACCGACACGCTCGACCACGCCGGCGCGGTGCTCGGCCTCGGCGTGCGCTGCGATTTCCAGACCGGCGGCGTGCCGTCGCATTCCTTCGCCAACCAGCCGGTGCAGGGCATTATCGGCTTGGGGCGCTACGACAGTTTCTCGATCGTCGACGGCGCCACCGACGGCCAGGAACTGCTGGCGGCCGGGATCGGCATCATCGAACGCGGCGAGATCGGCTCGGAAACCGCGGTTGGCCCATCAGGCTTCGTCTCAGTGGCGCTGAACAATGCCGGCAGCGATCCGCTGTGGCCGTTCTACAACCAATATCGCACGCGCGACTATACCCACCTAGCGCTGCTGCGCTCGATGCGGTTGCGTCTCGGCAAGAACAACATCACGCCGCACAGCGTCCAGGCGGTGATGAATGACATGGTCGCCGTGCTCAACGTGCTGAAGGCGTCCGAGGCGACGATCGGCTTTACCGTCGGTTTCGAGGCCAGCGTCAACAGCCCGGAGAATCTGCGGCTCGGCAGGTTCCGCGTCTTCTTCAAGTCGGAGGAGCCGGCGCCGATCGTCCAGGTCACCGTCGACAGCCGCCGCGATCGCGACGCGCTGGTCGTCGAACTGGCGGCGATCGTCGCCGAAGCCAGTTCGCTGATCGCTCAGACCGGGACGAGCGCTGGCTGAAATCGAAAGGAAGGCAGTGGGCAATAGGCAGGCGGCAAAAGCGCCGCGCCCCTTCGCCCACTGCCCTTTGCCCGCTACCTACTGCCCTCTTTCCTAAAGGAGCCTCCCTTGGCCAGTCTCTTCATTCTTGAGGCCGCGAACCTGTTCGTCGGCGACGACGGCCCCAACAATTCCAAGCATCTCAGCCTGCAAAAGGTCAAAATCCCGGCGCTCGAAGAAGTCACGGCGCAGCATCACGCCGGCGGCGCGGTTGGCGAGATCGAGATTGGCGGTCTCGGCGTCAAGGCGCTGACCTGTTCGTTCGATATCGTCGGCGTCGACCCGCAAGTGTTGAGCCAGTTCGGTCTGGGGTCGAAGGCGCAGGTCCCTTACACCGTCTACGGCATGATGCGCGACAAGAATGGCGGTCGCGCCGTCGAACTCAAGGCGATCATGCAGGCGCGGCTGACTAAGGCCGACCAGGGCGAGTTCAAGCGCGGCGACTTGAACGCCGGCGCCTACGAACTCAAAGAAATTGTTCACTACGAACTCTACGTCGACACGGTCGAGAAGTACTATTGGGACTTCTTCGCCAGCGACTATCGCGTCGGCGGCGTGTCGCAGAACGCCGACGAGAAAAGCATCCTGCGCATTCCGGGGGCGTGAGGACAGGCGTTAGGCGGGCATGAAGTTCATCGCGTAGACGATCATGCCGATGACGCCAGCGAGCGCGGCGAGGACTAGCAGCTTCGTCACCACTTCGAACCCATGCTCGAAGCTGCGGAAGACGCATTCAGGGATGAACAACGACAGCGCCCAACGCAGGATGACGTAGCAAAGGCCGAGAAACGCGCCGCACGCGATTGCGATCAGCATCGCCGCCGCTCCAAGAATCGACGGCGTGGAAAAACGCGCCTGGGCGTCGGTGTTGTCAAGCGCCACAGTGTCACAGCAACGAAGGAATTGGCCATGAACGACACGTCCGTGACGGCTATGGTCGCCGCCCCGAAATTTGTCGGTGGGCCACCGCGCGCCCACCGCGTGCCGCTGACCTATCCGATTGAATATGGTGGGATCATCTACGAAGAGATCGTCGTTGCGCGGCTGACGGCGCGCGAAGTCGCCGATTTTCAGGACGCCGCCGCCAAGTTCGTCGAAGGCGCGCCGTTCGTCTGGCCGATCTATCGTGACGCTGACGGTAAGCCCGTCCCGGTCGAAGCGCTCGACGGGCTCGACGACGACGACCGGCTCGAACTCGACAAGGCGGTGCGCGATTTTTTGCCCCGTCGGTTCCAGGGCGCCCTGGCGAACGTTTCAGCCCCGCCTGTTGGCGACTCTACCGCCTCGCCATAGGCCATGTCGCGCATTGGAGCCTCGCCGATCTGATGGCGATGCCATGGGACGATTTTCTCGCCGAACTGGTTGAGGTTCGCCGCTTCGAGGGATGGGATTGATGGCCAGCCTATCCGCGATCCTTCAGCTCGGGCTGCAAGACAACCTGACCAAGCCGTTGCGCACCGTCGCAATGGCGCTGAAGGACGCCGACGTCCAGATCAAGGCGGTCGCCAAGGCGATGAGCGGCGCCGGCATGGGCGACAAGTTCATCGCCTCGCTGGCCCGGTTAAAGCTGTCGAAGGCCGACATCGAAGCGGTCGCCACCGCATGGCGCGACTATGCCAAATCATCGGCGCTGGCGGCCGATTCGTCGCAATGGACCGCCAGCCAGATCGCCGGCGTGCGCGCCTGGGAACGCGCCAATCTGTCTGCCCTACGCACCGTCAAGGCCGAGCAGCAGGCCTATTACCGCTCGCTCAAAGCGACAGCGCCGCCGCCGGGCGCAATGGCTCGGGCGGGCGGCGCGATCGGCGGCCTGCTGCCATTCGCCGGCCCGGCGATCCTCGCGGCGGTGGCGAAAGGCGTCGAGGGCGCGGCGAAGCTACAGGGCGAGGATATTGCCAACAAGGTCGCAGGCATTCCGGCCGGCGAACGCGCCGCCGCCAATCGTCAGGCGATCGCGCTCAGCGGCAAATATGGCAACATCAGCACTGCCGAGGTGATGCAGACCTATCGCGAGTTGCGCTCGGTGCTGCGCGACACCGCCGAAGTGCCGGGCATGATGGACGTCGTCGTCCGCGCCAAATCAGCGATGGCGGCGAGCGGCCTCGACGAGGGCGGCCTCGTCTATGCGTTGAAGGCGGCCGAAATGCTCGGCAAGGCCAATTCGCCGGCGCAGATGCAGGCCTATCTCAACGCCTTCGTCAAGGCGCAGCAGGTCGAAGGCAAGACGATCACGCCGGAGCAATTGTTCGAGTTCGCCCAGCAGCTCAAGGCGGCGGCGCCCAATCTGTCGGCCGACTTCGTCAATACGCTCGGGCCGCTGCTCGCCCAGGAAATGCAGGGCGGCAAGGCCGGCACCTCGGTGCAGCAGTTCGAAAAGCAACTGCAGGGCGGTTTCCAAGGCAATCTGCATATGGCGGCGAAGGAATTCGTCGCCCTCGGCCTGGCCAAGCGCAGCGATTTCGAGACGACCAAGACCGGCGAAATCAAGGGCATGAAGCGCGGTCGTCAGGTCGTCGGCGCCGATCTCGCCAACACCGACCCTGACAAGTGGGTTTACAAGGTGCTGGTGCCAGCGCTGCGCAAGGCCGGCTTCAAGACCACCGAGGAGATGATCAAGGAACTGCCGCGGCTGTTCCCCAACACCAACGCCGCCAACCTGGTCGCTAAGTTCATCCAGCAGCAGGAACAGTGGCAGCCCAAGGCCGAGCGCGTCGCCGCCGGCGAGGGGCTCGACGCGGCCAACGACCAGATGAACGGCGTCGCGGTCGCCTTCGGCGCGCTGAAGAAACAGATCGACGACCTCGGCGCGGTGGTCGACTCGCCGGCGATGAAGGACATCGGCGCCGGTCTTAAGATGCTGGCGGACGGGATTGGCCAAGCCAAGCTCAGCGTCTACGATTTCGCCCAACACTTTCCTAATGCGGCGCGCGCCGTCGCAGACCTCGGCGTCGCCGCCGGGCTGGCGGCCGGCGGCTTCCTGTCGCTAAAACTCTTCACCGGCCTCACCGGCGGCTTTGGACTCAGAAGTTCGGCGGTCGCGCTTGGCGCGTCGGCCGAAGCCCTGAATCTCGCAGCGGGGCGGCTTGGCGCCGGCGGTGTGGTCCCGCCCGTCGCGGCGGCGGGTTCCGGCTGGTTGGCGGCGCTCAGCGCCGCATTCAAGCTCGGCGGCGTGATGGCGATCCCAGCGGCGCTGGTCGCGCTCGATCCGGCCGACGGCTCCGCCGCCAAGATCAAGCAGGACTCTGACCGCAACTGGATTCTCGATCATCTCGGCGGCTTTGGCGATTGGGTGCGCTGGCTGAACGGCGAGGGGCGGTACAGCGAGAAGACGAGCCTGCCATACGGGCGACAGTTGCCTACCGCCAGCGGCCCGATGGAGCTTCATCCCAACTCGCCGTGGACGCCGACCCCGGCCGGCGGTCCCGGTGGCTGGGGGCCAAAGACAAATGAAGTCACAGCCGGCGCTCAGCGCGCCGGCGCGGCGCTCGACCAACTCAACACGCCCGTCAAACCGCAAGTTGACACGTCCTCGCTCGACGCGCTGCTGGCCAAGATCGATAGGGCCAGGGCCGGGCTGTCCTTGCTCGGCGCGCTCGCCGTCGGCGCCGACGCTGCGCCGGCCTACTCCGCGCCGTCGCATTCAGCGAGCTTTTCAACCCGCGGCCCGCGGTAAGGGGATCACATGCTATTTCAGCTTGGCCCCCTCACCATCTCCGTTATGCCGTTCAACGCCGACAAGTCGAAGCGCGTCTCCGGCGCCGACTTCGCCGTCAAGCCGGTGGTTGGCGCGCAGCAGCCCCGCGAATTCATGGGCGAAGCGGACGAGAAGATCACCCTTTCGGGCACGATCTTCCCGGTGCGCTTCGGCGGTCTCGACGAACTCGCCATCCTCAACGCGATGCGCGCGTCGGGCGAGCCGCAGATCCTGATTCGTAACGACGGTGCCAATCTCGGCTGGTTCCTGGTTGAGCGCGTCGAGGAAGAGGCCAATCTCGCCGGATCCATGTCGGCGGTTGGTTCGTCGCTGCGCTATACGATCGAACTGGTGAAGTCGCCAAACCCGGCTTCGGTCGATGCGATCATCGCGACGATGATCCAATTGTTCAGTTGAGGACGACATGACGACCGCGACCCTCGTCGTTCCCGACGCCTTCACGCCGGTTGATCTGCTGTTGTGGCGAACGTTCAAGACGCAGGTCGCCGGTCTGGTTGAGCAGACGCTCGATTCCAACCCTGGGCTCGCCGATCTCGGCATCTTCCCGCCGGCGCTGACGCAAGTCACGGTGACGACGTCGGTCCCGGTCGCCAAACAGGCGCCGATCCGCATCGTCCGGCTGTACTAGCGCCATGCGCCGCCCAATCTACGCCATCAGCATCGACGGGAACGACGTCTCGTCGAACTTCAACCCCGTGTTGATCGCGCTGACCATCCACGAATCGGATGGCGGCAAGGCCGACACGCTCGAGATCGAACTCGACGACACTGGCGGCCAGATCGCGTTGCCGGCGATGGGCGTGGCGGTCGAGGCCTCACTCGGCTGGTCGGACAGCGGCGCGGTCGTCACCTTCACCGGCTTCATTGGCGACGCGAAGGCGTCCGGTAGTGGCCATTCCGGCGGCGGCGAAGGCCACGCGCGCCATGGTCGCGGCGGCGGCGGCAAGGGGCCGCATTCCGGCGGCGACCGCCATAAAGGCCGCACGCTGACGCTGACCGCGACGTCCGTCGACATGCGCGGCAACGCGAAACAGCACGTCGAGATGCACAAGGACGATTCCTCGTTTCAGGATGCGGCGACCGCCTTCGCCGGTCCTGCCGGCCTTTCCGTCGAGGTCGGCGGGTCGCTCGCCTCGATCCAGCGCTCCTATTGGTGGATCGGCAACGAAAGCTTTCTCGAATGGGGCGCGCGCAACGCCCGCGATCTCGGCGCGACGTTCAAAGTGTTCGGCAAAAAGGCGGTGTTCGTCCCGCGATCAAGCGGCATGTCGGCTTCCGGCCAGCCGCTTGTGCCGATCGCCGCAACATGGGGCGACAATCTGATCTCATGGTCGATCGCACCAATCTTGAGCCGGCTCGATTATGCGGAATATGGCGCGCGCTGGTACGACCTTGACAAGGCGAAGTGGAATCGCGAAGCCGCTTCGGCATCGGCCGGGGATGGCGTCACCGCCAAACATACTGGCAATTTCAAGGCGGCGACGAAGACCCAAGCGACCGAGCGCGCGAATTCCAGCAAGGCGGAAGGCGGCCGCGAAAAGGGCGGTGCTGACCATGTCGTCATCCACGGCGAGCCGGCGGCGCAGGCCGAGGCGACCTGTAACGTCTCCGGCGTCCGACCGGGCGTCGACGGGTCCTATGTCATTTCCGAAGTGACGCATCATCTGTCGCGCCACGAAGGCTTCACCACCACACTAGCACTCAAGCAACCCTCAGGCGCCGCCGGAAGCGACAGTCGCGACGGGGCGTCGAGCGATGAAACGGCGGCCGTTTCGCCGAGTGGTTCTTACAATCCATTGTCTTCCGGCGGCGCCTATTCGCCTGGAAGCTGACGCGGCGGCCGCGCTGCGTCCTTAGACCGCCCCCTCCAACCAGGAGACGATCCATGAACCGACCGCTTCGTCGCGGCGCCTTCGTGTGCGCCCTGACTTTGGCCACCTTCGCGCTTTGCGTCACGCCGGCGCTCGCCGCCGCTCCGGCTTGCGAGTCGACCTACCAGGACGCCGTTACAGCAGGTCAGCAGGCCGCTGCGCGACACGCCAATAGTTCCTTTGTCGATTATGCCGGCGTCGACGCCGCGGCGCTGATCCGCGAGATCAACGCCGAGGAGCCACGCACCGATTGGACGGCGGATCACGTCCTGGCGCTTGATATCGGCGCGCCGTACATCCTGGTCGCCATCATCGCCGATGGCTGCGTCGCCCGCACCGCGCCGGCCTCGCCAAAGGAATGGCGGGCCATTCTCGATCGCGCCTTTGGGGCGCCGCTATGACGGCCCTGCGGACGGCGCTGGTGGCCCTCGTCCTCGCCGTGTGTGTTTGCCTATCCGGGGCGGCTGAAGCGGGCGGGCGGTTCATAGCAAGGGCACCGCTCTATACGCCTGCGGCGTTCCATCACGTTCACGCCCCTTGGCGTCATCATGTTCGCCACCACGGGCATTATCAGATCCATCCTCGGCGTCACGCGCCGCGCCCGGCGGCAGCGACGTCGACAGCCGCGCCCGACTGGACGCATGGCGCGCCGGTGATCCTCGGCCGCGCGGCTGTGGCTGGCGGCGCGGCGGTCTGGCGCTCGGGCTCGGATCTCGCCGCCGAGGCGGCGCGCTACGTCGGCTCGGGCAAGTTCACGCAACTGCCCGGCGCCTGGTGCGCCGATGCGGTGAGCTTCTGGTTGAGGGCGACGGGCCGTGCGCCATTAGCGAACCGCATGGCGGCGAGCGCGCTCGTTTATGGACCCCATGTCGCTGATCCGCGACCGGGCGACCTCGTCGTGATGCGGACGCGGCGCGGCGTGGCCGGCCATGTCGGCGTGTTCGTCGGCTTCGACGCCGCCGGCAACGTCGAGATCGTCTCGGGCAATTGGAGCCGCCGCGTCGCGCGCAGCGTCATTCCACGATGGACTGTGACGGCGTTCGTGAGGGCGACATGATGCCAAACGGTGGAATCGATGTGGGATCGTTTGTGCTCGGTTTCTGCCTGTGTGCGGGCTTCGTCATACTGATCACGCCGCGGCAAAAGGTAGGCGGCTATCAGCCGAAGCGCGGCCCAAAGCCCGCGCCGCCGACGACCGGAAGCGGGGTCAAAGCGCCTGGCGGCCCGCAGTTTCGAACGTCCGCAAGGCGTAGCTGAGCATCGATGCGCGCCGGCCTCGCCTTCGTCGCCACCGTGATCGGCGGCGGCCTACTGTTGCGCGGAATCGTCGCGCCGGCGCTCGACTTCTTCGTCGCCGCCGCGGCGCTGATCGCATGGCGCATCGCGGCGTCGCCGCTGCGCAAGATCGAAGTCGCGCTCGCCGCGGCGCTGACCTCCGCCGCCGCAGCGCAAGGCCATGTCTTCGAAGGCGCATGGGCGGCGGCGATCGTCGTTTCCGCGCTTGAATTGATGAGGATTTTCCGATGACCTTTGCGCTTCCTGCCCTCAAGCACGTTCTGTCGCCGAACTATTCGCTGCGCGGTTCGACCGCCGTGCGCCTGTTCGTCGTCCATGATTGCGAGGGCTCTTACGCCGGTTCGGTCGGCTGGTTTGCGCAGAAGCGCAGCCAGGTCTCGGCGCATCTGGTGCTGCGCCGCGACGGCCTCGAGGCGACGCAATGCGTGCCGATGGACCGCAAGGCCTGGCACGCTTGCAACGCCAATCCCTATTCCGACAGCCTCGAGCTGGAGGGCTTCGAAAAGGACGGCTTCCCCGACGCCGAACTCGACGCGGCGGCGGCGATCGTCGCCTGGGGCCTGCGCCGGCGCGGCCTGCCGTGCCGCTGGGCCGAGCATGGCGAAGGCGCCGGCTTCTGCTCGCACTACGATCTCGGCGCGATGGGCGGCGGCCATTTCGACATCACCACCGACCGCAGCGTCTGGCTCGCCTTCGTCGTGCGGGTCGAGGCGGCTTATGCGGCGTTCGGCGCCGCGCCGCCGCCCGATTGGGCGCTCGACGGCCTGCCGCCGCTGCACATGATCGGCGCCCCGCCGGCCGCCGATCCCGACGCGACTTCGCATGGCGGCGCGCCGCGCGCCGAACCCGGCGAATTGCCGGGCGCCCCGCCGGTCGGCTCGATCCTGTGGACGCAGGAAAAGCTGGTCGCGCTGAAGGTTCCGCTGCCCGTCGGCTTCGCCTGCGACGGTCTCAACGGGCCGCTGACCAAGATCGCGGTCGCTGCGTTCCAGAAACAGGCCGGTTTCGTCGGCGTCGACATCGACGGGATCGCCGGCGGCAAGACGATCGCGGCGCTCGCGGCGGCCTGACGCGCGACCCCTCATCCGGCGCTTCGCGCCACCTTCTCCCGCAAGCGGGAGAAGCGATTTTCCGCGCGCCGGCGGCTTCCGGCGCATTTCAACCCAGGACAATCCGATGAACCTCATCACCGCCAATGTGCTGCGCCATCTCGGCTGGCAGATCGTCGCCGCCGTCGCTACCGCCGGCTGCGCAGCTTTGCTGAAGGTCGATTATTCATCGCTCGGCATGTACGCGCCGATGGCGCAATGCGCCGCGGCGCTGATCGGCTCGGTCGTCAACGAGGCGATCGGCGCCGCGCCGAAAGCCTAACGCCGATGCTCGCCCACGCCGAACTGGCGCGGCTGGCCGGGCTCGCCTATCGCGGGCCATGGTCGGGGCGGGTCGCGCTCGATTGCGAATACGACCTGCTGCCGCGCGCCGACGAGGTCGTCGTCGTCATGCCGGGCACCAATCCGCGCGACGCGCTCGACTGGCTCCGGGATCTGCGCGCCTGGCCGCGCTGGTTCGCGTTGGTTGGGGTCTGCCATGCCGGCTTCGGCTCGGGCGGCATGGCGGTCGCCGACAGCGTGCTCCGTTCCGTCAAGGGCGAGACGCGGCTGCTGACGGTCATCGGCCATTCGCTCGGCGGGGCGATGGCGCTGGTGGTCGGCGCGCGGCTGATCGCGGCCGGTTTTCGCGTCCGCGTCGTCACCTTCGGCGCGCCGCGGGTCGCCTTCTGCCTCAATCTGACGTTGGGCGCGCTGCTGCGCTTCGCCGTCGAACTCGCCGAATATCGGCGGGCCGGCGATCCCGTCCCGCGTGTGCCGATGGCACCGTTCTATCGCCATCTGACGCGCGGCGACGATCTCGGCGTCGCATTGCCCGAGCCGATCGCCAACCACGCGATCGGACTCTATGTGGCCGATCTGGCGAAGAAGGGCCGCTGAGATGATCGCCGCCGTCGCCGCCGCAGCCCAACTCGCCGCGGCGATCGTCGTCGCGCTGGCCGGCCTCGCCTTCCTTTTTGGCGGCGTCTGTTATCTCACCGGCGTCGTCATCTATCGCCATGCGCAACGCGAACGCGCCGCCGCCTCAGACGCCGCCGTGCGCCGCCTAGCGCGGGCGATCGGCGAAATCCTGTCCTCGCCCGCTGATGCGGGCCAATTCGGAGCGAAACCATGAAGCGCGCAATCCTTTCCGATCTATTGTTCACCACCGGCGCGGTCGGCCTCGCCGCCGGTCTGGCGCTCGCCGGCTGCAACAGCCAAGCGCAGCAGGACGCCTTCAACGCCAATCTGATCGCCACGACGCAGAACCTCGTCGCGCTCAACGACGCGCTGGTGAAGGTCAACGCCACGCTGATCGACGACGCCATCGCCCAGGCCAAACTGCTGGCGCCCTATCAATGCGGCGCCTACAAGCTCGGCGCGGCGATCATCGCCGGCTCGTCGGCCGCCTCGAAGGTCAACAGTCTGATCAAGAAAGACGTTGCCGCCGGCCTCGCCAACGCCGCGGTCAAGGATATCTGCGCTGCGGTCGGCTATCCGACGACCGTCAGCGCGCCAGCCTCCTGACATGGCCGCGCCGATCGTCGCCTTCGTCGTCGGCCTACTGACCAGCGCGACGCTGGCCAAAGGGCCGGCGACATTGCTCGCGCTCGACGCGATGGCGTCGCGCGTCGTGGCGATCGAGCAGCAGGTCTGCCCGGCGGCGGCCCCTGCGGCGGCGGCGCTGGCGATGATCAAATCGACCGGAATCGTCGCAACGCTGCGGGCGCGTTTGCGCCGCGACGCCGCCCTGGTGTGCGCCGACCAGCCGCAAGTCAACACGCCGGCGGCCCGCCTCGTCGCGGTCGCTAAGCTGCTCGCCGACATCGCCGCCGCCGACGGGCTGGTTCCGGCGCCGAAGCCTTAGCCGCCGCGGCGCGGCGCAACGCTTTCGAGGGGATTGCAACATCATGGCGCCAGCGCCCGTCACGCCTTCGCCGGAGGCTGTTTCCAGCCTCGCCCAGATCGTCGATTGGGCGCGGGATTGGGGGATGCCGCTGTTCGGCGGCGGCTTCCTCGTTTGGGTCATGCGCGCGGCGTCATGGAAGCGCGGCGTCGAAGAGACGCAAAAACAGCACAGCGACCGGATCGGCGCGCTCGAGACGGCCAATGACGCGCGACTCGCCAGCCACAACAAGCTCGAGGTCGCGGTTGCGGCGCTGCCGCGGCGCGACGAAGTGCGCGAGATGATCAACGAATTGCGCGAGGACTGGCGCACCGCCGCGCATATGGCAGGCGGGCGCGGCTGATGGCGACGCCGATCGACTGGGCGCGCTGGGATCTTTACAAGCGCGAGATCGAGCCCTGCCTGCGGGAGAATTACGCCCCGCCACGCGTCGCCGGCGGCAAAGGTTCGGCGCTTGAGGAGGCGGCGCGGCGGCTGGTCAAGTCGGGCAAGGTGGTGCTCGGCAAAAAGACCCGCGGCTTTCTCAGTCAATGGGCGAGCGCTCAAGCGCGGCGAGCCAAGCGCGGGCTCGACCATCGCGCGCCGGATTGGTCGCATTATCGCCGCGTCGCAGCGGCGCGCATCGCGCCGATCGCGACAATGCGCTGGCCTTTCTGCGCTGGGAGCGGGCGCGGATGGAGGCGGAGGCGCGCGGCGAGACGGATTTTAACGTTTTCCGCCACGCTTTGGCCGAGGCGAGCGGCGGATTGTCGCCAGCCGAGTTCGTGCCGGAGGGCGGCTCGTTCGTCATCTGCCAGGCGACCGGCGGAATCGAATGCGGGGCGCACGGCCATCTCGGTCCGAACGGCGCCTCGGCGACGCCCAATGCGCTCGCCCGCGTCTCTGGCAAGGCCAACATCGGCGACAAGCATGCGCCGGCGATCGTTGACGGTCTCTACGTCGCCGGCACGTCGTCGAAGTTGCGGCTTGGCTACAACCTCGGCCCGAGTTCATGGCGGCACGCGCACATCATCGTCTATCCGACCGGCAAGCGGACGCTGGTGTTCATTGATGGGGGAAGGTGGCGGGCATGAAACTCTATCTCGCGGGGCCGATGCGCGGGTATGCGGAATTCAACTTCCCGGCGTTTCGCGCCGCCGCGGCCGCCTTGCGCGCCGCCGGTCATTTCGTCTTCAGCCCGGTCGAGAAGGATATCGAACGCCACGGCGGCGTCGACATCTCCAAGGGCAATTCCGAGGGCTGCGAAGCCAAGGCGGCGGCCGAGCACGCCTTCAACCTGCGCGAGGCGCTCGGCGTCGATCTCGCATGGATCTGCGCTGAGGCCGACGGAATCGCGTTGCTGGCGGGTTGGCAGGCGAGCAACGGCGCTTGCGCCGAACGCGCCGCCGTGATTGCGCTCGGTCTTGAGATCATCGAACTCGATCAGGGATAGGCCGATGGCGGACAGCGACGACGAGGTCGAGCCGGCCGACGAGGCCTACGCCGATCCTTACGCCGAGCACGTCGCGGCCTTCACCGCGTTGCTGACGGCGCTCGTTACGATCGACGATCCCGAACTGCGAGGCGAGGGCGTCAGGATGCTGACGACGCTGCGCGAGACGGTCAAGACGCCGCCGCGCGGCCAAGTTGCGAGGGTGAAATGAGCAGGATCATCGCCTTCTGCGGCCGCGCCGGGGCCGGCAAGACGACGGCGGCGCGGCGATTGGCCGCGGCGCACGGCTATGTGCGCGCGCCGTTCGCCCGCGGCTTGAAGACCATGCTGGCGGCGCTGATGCGGCTGCAAGGGGCCGACGACGACGAGATCGCCGAGCTGATCGACGGCTCGGCCAAGGAGGACCGCTGCCGCTATCTCGCCGGCGTCAGCGGCCGTCGCGCCATGCAGACGCTCGGCACCGAATGGGGACGGGCGATCGACCCGGATTTCTGGGTCAAGGTCTGGCGCGCCTCGCTGCCCGACGCGCCGCGCATCGTCGTCGACGACCTGCGCTTCGCCAACGAGGCGTCGGCCGTCCACGACATGGGCGGCCTGGTGGTGTGCATCGACCGCCCCGACGCGCGCGCCCTCGACGCGCGCGCCGCGGCGCACGCCAGCGAGGCGATGGCAGGCGTCATCCCCGACCGTGTCATCGTCGGCGGCGGCCCGTTCGAGTGGCTGTGGGAACAGGTCGACGAACTGGCGAGCGGGGCGGCGGCGCGCTGGGGTTGACGATCCGGTTGGGGCGACCGCGTAGGGCGGCCAGGCGCTAGCCTCGGCGCATGCCGCCCTTGTCATTGTAAGCGGCCCCGCTGGCGCCAGCCAGCGGGGCTCCTATTGCGTTTGCGGGGCGTGGCCGCGGCTCAATCCCCGATCCCCACGCGAGTGAATAACACGTCGCGTCGTCGCGCCCCAAGCGCCACAGTTGCGCCGCCCCGTCTCGGCTTTACAAATCGCAAAGTCTTATCTCTTTGATTTTCTTGAACCTGAAACCAGACTACGAATCTGGGGGTCAGGGGTTCGAATCCCTTCGGGCGCGCCATCACTTAGCAGCATCCGCGGCGCGCGTTTTACAGCGTTTTTACAGCCGTTTTACAGAACCGCGTTCTTGGGGCGTTCCAGCCGCCGGCGAGGCGGATGAAAGCGGGACGACATTGCTGCCGTCGATGCGGTCCTGGGCGGCGTCGGCCATGTGGCGGCGCGAGGCGCGGCGGCGATAGATGCGAGCCGAGTGTTCGGTCGACTGTTCGAGCTGGGCCATGATCTCGGCGTCGGAGGCTCCAGTCATGGCGAGTTCCTCGCCGCGGGCGTGGCGCAGGCCGTGCAAGGTGAGTTGCGGCCGCGCCAATTCGCGCTTCGCCAGGTCGGCGAGCATCCGGTCGAGCGCCTGGTTGAGCTGGCGTTGCTTCCACGCATTGCCGTCCTGATTGTAGGCGATCGTCAGGGCGCGGTTGGGCGTCGATTCGATCAGCGCGGTCAAGCGCGGATCCTCGCGCTTGTCGCACAGCACCTTGCGTTTCTCGGTGATCCAGTTCAGCCGCAGCTCGGGCTCGCGCCGGGCGTTCACCGCCTTGCGCCGCGCGCCGAGCGGGATGCGGCAGATCGTGCCGCGGCGGAAGCCGGCCCAGCGGCCTAGCCCGATCGCCCTCGCCAGTCCCGGCAGCTTGTGATTGACGCACCAGACGATCGCCGCCTCGACCTCGCCGTCTTCCCAAGGCAGGTTGCCGAGCTCCAAATCATGCGGGCGCGTCATGTCCTCGACGCCTTCGAACGGGTCGCTCTTTATTCTCTTGTCGGCCGTCGCATTTTTCAGCGCGTTCTTGAGCACCTGCAACCGGTCGTTGCACGCCTTGTAGCCGCGCAAGGCCCAGACGTCGCGCATCTCGAGCACACGGCCGGGCGTCAGGTTGCGCAGCGGCGTCCCGCCGTAACAGCCGCGGATCTCGGTCGCCATGCGCAGATATTCGCGCTGGGTCGAGGCGGCTTTGGCGAGAAAGTCGGCGCTCGGCTTGCGCCTGGCGCCGTCGCCGGCGTAGCGCAGCAGCTCGTCGCCGATCGTCCGGCCCTTCGGCAGCGCCGCGACCGCTTCGCGCGCGCCGCGGGCGAGGATCGCGGCGACCTCGGCGCGCAATTCGTCGCTGCCGTCGGGGCTGGTCAGCGGGCCTTCGCGCCAGTCGCCCTTGCGGAAGTAGAGATAAGTGGCGCCGCGGTCGCGGACCCGCTGGACATAGCGGATCTTCGCTGGGCCGCCCGTTCCGCCGCCCGCCGCGCCGTCGCCAGGCTCAACGCCCATTGCCGTTCCTCCTCGGCCGCCGCCTCGGCCTGCGCCGCCTCGTCGGGCCGCTCGCTCGCCGCCGGCGGCGCCGCCGCGCCGCCCAAGACCACCACGATTTTTCCCGCCGGGTCAATCTCAATTCGTTCCGGCGTCAGGCCGGCCGAGATCGCCCCGCGCGCGGCGCGGACGATATCGATCTGGCGGAAGGCGGCGGGGCGGCGGGTCATGGGGTCAGACCGCCTCGCAAATTGGCGTATTGGCGAGCTCGAGCAGCACGTCGGCGTGCCAGGGCGCGCCGATTGCGCACCAGCAGGCGAGGTTCTTGCCGCGAAGTGGTGCGACGTATTCCTCAAAACCATTCGGATCGGCCTGCCGGAAGGCTTCCGCGAAGGTGCGGAATAGGCTTACGCATTGCTCCGCCGTCGCTTGCTCGGCGTCGGCCATGAACTCGGAATGATCCTCGCCGACGCGCCAGACATTCCCGTATCGCCCCGGCCGCGCGCAGTTGACCGCCGGCAGGCCGTTGGTCGCCTTCGATGTCGCCTGCAGGCGAACGCCCTTGCGGCGGGAGAGTTGCAGGCGGACGGGGTGCATCATCGCCCGAGCGCCCGACGCGCGAGCTGGGCCCAGGCGTAAATGTGGAGCAGGAAGCCCTTAGCGACGGGGATCGCCATCACCGGATGCTCGACGCCCTCCCAGGTGATGACGCCGGCCAGGAAGCCGTCGACTTCGTGGCCACCACCGACCTTGCGGATCGGGTCGCCGTAGCGGATCTCGCGCGATCGGCTTCCGTTGACCGGCAGCGCGCGGATGGCGGCAGCGCTGACCTGATGAAACTCCATCTCAAACACGTCGGGTGTGTCGTGCGCGCGCTGGTCGTGCCACTTTGCCGCGCTCTCGCGCATTTCATGAGCGTCCATCACACGGCCTCCTTGAACAGCGGTCCGTCGTTGACGGCGGGCGCGCGACGCTGTTGCGCCAGCCAATTCCGGGCGATGAATTCCGCATAAACCGGCGGAATAGCCTCGCTCAGTTCGTCAAGTGTCATCCAATCGATATCGAGAGCCTCAGCCGCAGCGCGCTTGTGGCCGCCCTCCCACACATCGCGCGTGCCGCGACCGCCCGCGGACGAGGCCCTGCGCCGGGCGTGGCCGCCATAAACGCCGATCACCGGCCGCGAATCGTGCTGATGCTTCGGCGCGTCGATTGCAAAGCTGCATTCAAATAGCCGGTGGCGGCGGAGCTGGCAGCCTTGTGCGCCAAGGCCAAACATCGATCCGCAAAGCGTAATCGGATTGAGCATCGCCCATGCCGCATCTTCCACATTCTCAATGCAATAAGGGCGGCCAGACTTGACCAAGAGATCCCGCACCTGACCAATCAGTTTTGGCGCACCGCGCGCCCCGGGCGCGTGCCGCATGGCTGTGTACCCCTGGCAAGGCGGTGACGCCCAGATGAAGTCCCAACACGCCAAGACCTTCGACCCGAATCCGAGTGCATCGTCTTGAATGAAGTCGTCGCCGCAATAGTGCGGCTGCGGCTCAATATCGACGCCGGTCACATGAAAGCCGGCGCGTTGCAGACCCCGCGTCGCGCCGCCGGCGCAGCAGAAGAGATCAAGGGCTCTCATCGCCATCACCAGCACTCGACCATCAAAACGGAATGTCGTCGTCGAGATCGCCGCCGCCGGTCGGGCCGCCGGCCGGCGCGGCGGCGCGCGGCGGCGCGCGGGTCGCGCCGGTGTCGCCTTCGTTGGGCGGCGGGCGGTCGGCCCTGTCGAGCAGCAGCAGGGCGCCGCGGTATTGGGCGAGGACGATCTCGGTCGTCCATTTTTCGACGCCGGCCTGGTCGGTCCATTTGCGCGTGCGCAGCTCGCCTTCGACAAAGCAGCGCGAGCCCTTCTTGAGATATTGCTCGGCGATGCCGATCAGTCCGTCGTTGAAGACGACGATGTTGTGCCACTCGGTGCGCTCCCTGCGCTCGCCGGTGGCCTTGTCTTTCCAGCTTTCGGACGTGGCGATCGAGAAGGTGGCGACTTTGGCGCCGGAGTTGGTGACGCTGATCTTCGGATCCTTGCCGAGATTGCCGATCAGCATCGCCTTGTTGAGCGCGGCCATGTCATGTCCTCGTGTGGTGAAATGCGGAGCCGCTGGCGGCGGCGAGCGCCGCGCCGAGGGCGCGGGCGTTGGAGCGGGTGAGGGTGACGATGATCTCGCCACCGTCGATCTCGACAGTTAAGCGCACACCGTCGCCGTCGCGGTGGACGATGAGGTTCGGCGGCAGGTTGTCGCCGCCGTCGTCCACTGCCGCGGTCGGATGGTCGGGCGGGCGACGATCGCTCGCGCCGTTTGTGTCCGCCGAAGGCCCGCACTCGGCGATGGCGTCGAAGCGGATCATCAGTGCGCCTTCGCCGGCGCGAGCCGCGACTTGGAGCGCATCTTCTGGACGGCGTTGCACGCCTTGAGAGAGACCGCGCGGGCGTCATCCTGAACTTTCTGGACATCAGCCGCGAACGGCGCGAACTTGCGTCTGCAGGCGGCGCGGAAACGAGCGACAAGGGCCTTCGACCCGAAGGCGCGAATCTCGCGGCGCAGAATGATCTGCAGTCGCGGACTGGCACGGTCTCGCCAGAGATGCGTGTACGTCACAACCACATATTCGGGCGTGACGAATACGACGCGGTCGAGCGACCATTCGGACGGCGGCGCCTCGTAACACCCGGAGCGCTCGGCGTGCAGCGCCCAATCTCCGGCGGCGATGGCGTCAGCGGCGACTTGCGGCTGGGCTTTCATTTTGACTTCCTCTGCGGCTCTTGCGGCGCCCCTCATCCCGCCGCTCGTGCGGCCACCCCGGGGCGGGGGAAGGCATTGGTCACCCGCGCACCGGCATGATCACGCCGAGTTGGCTGGGCTGGGCGGCGTCGCGGAATACGGTCGGCGAGGCGGGGTCGTTGAGGTCGACGGTCAGCGTCGGACCGGGCAGCGCCCCGAGCGTGTCGAGGAGGTAGCGGGCGGAGAAGTCGATCTCGAGCGCCGGCGCGTCGCTTTCGAGGTCGATTTCGTCGCGCGCCGATCCGGAATCCGGGTTGGTCGTCGTCAACCTCAGCGTGCGATCGGCGAAGGCGAGCTTGACGGCGTGGCCGCGCACGTCGGAGACGGTCGACACGCGCTCGATCGCCGCGGCGAAGTCCTCGCGGTTCAGCGCCACCGCGTGTGGATTGGTGGGAATGACGCGGCGATATTCCGGGAACGTGCCGTCGATCAGCTTGCTGGTCAGCGCCGTGGCGCCAGTCTCGACGCGGATCTTGGCGGTCGACAGGCTGACCTTGACCGCGCCGCCGGCCTCGACGCCGGCGCAGAGGCGGCCGATCTCGACGCAGGCGAGGCGGGGGATGATCACGGCAGGCACGCCCGCGGCGCCGGCGGGCAAGGCGACGTCGCGCAGCGCCAGCATGTGGCCGTTGGTGGCGACGGCGCGCAGGCGATCCGGCTCAGCGTTCGTCTCGAGGAAAACGCCGCCGAGATAATAGCGCGTCTCGGCGGTCGAGATGGCGTAAGCGACGCTGTCGATCAGCGCGATCAGATCGGCGGCTGGCAGCGAGAATTCGTGGGTCGCCGGCGTCTGGTCGAAATCCGGGAAGTCGTCGGCCGGCAGGGTCGGCAAGGTAAAGCGGGCGCGGCCGCAACGCACGGCGAGGTTTGCGTCGGTCAGCTCGAAGCTCGCTTCGCCGTCGGGGGCGAACTTGCGCAGCATGTCGGCCAGCGTGCGCGCCGGCGCCGTGATGCGGCCGGGCTCACCGACCTTAGCGGCGGCGCGGGCGGTCAGCGCCATGTCGAGATCGTTGGCGATGAAGGCGACGCTGTCGGCGCCGGCGTCGATCAGCAGGTTCGCCAGGATCGGAATGGACGCGCGCGCCGGCGCGATCTTGGCGGCGGGTGCGAGAGCGGCGAGCAGCGGCTTGACGGGGGCGGTGAATTTCATCGGGCGATCCTGGCGTTTGTTGATTGTGTGGGCGGCGCGCTCGGCGCCGCCCCTCATTCGGCCGACGTCGTTGGCCGAGCCGTTACGCTTCCGGCGCGCCTTCGAAGCCGGGCAGTTCCGTCTGGTTGACGGCGATCGCGAAGTCGCTCTGCACGCGCTGGCGCAGCCAGAACTTCCAGCGGTACATCGCATAGGTCCACTCGAGCACGCCGTTCTTGACGCGGTAGCGCAGCCGCGCCGGGATGCCGACCAGCGAACCGTCGACGAACAGCGGCAGCCGCAGCATGAAAAGGCCGGGGACCACCAGCGGCTCGCCGTCGCCGCTCTTGTGCTCGGTCGAGAAGTGGATCTCGGCTTCGCCGCTCTGCATCAGGTGCGCGTTGACGACGCGCTCCTCGACGTTGACCTTGAGGCCCCGCGCCAACATCACCATCTCGGTCGGGATGGCGAACTTGGTCTTGAACAGCGGCTCGTACTCCCTGCGCTCGCTGTCGAGCGGCACGCTGAGATCGGAGATGTGTTCTTCGACAAAGGCGCCGAATTCGCACTGGGTCATCGACTTGCCGTCGCCGTCGATCCACGCAGCGAACTCCTCGGTGACCGGGAACGCGTAGTCGACGCGGTGGCCGCAATTGTCGGCGAGATCCTTGTCGTGATAGTCGATCACGCCGATCAGCGACGGTGCGGGCCACAAGGTGCGGGCGAACAGCGCCGAGTGGGTGCCCTTGTGGCGGTTGACGAGATCGATGAACGATGCGAGCGTCGTCGCTTTGGCGACGCCTTTGCGGCGGTTCGGCTTCTCGCGCCAATCCTCGAACAGGCTCTTCAACGACGAGAACGTCGGTTCCTTGCCAACGCGCTTAGCGACCGGAATGCCGGTCGGCAGGCCGACGCTGCCGGGAGGCGGCGACAGCGACGTGATTTCGATCGCGCCGGCGGCTTTCTGCGCCAGGTCGGCGAAGGTCCTGATCGCTTCGGCGTCGGCGGAGACGCCTTTGAGTTCGGCTACGCCGGCAGTGGCTGTGGGGTTAGGGTAGGCCATGCAAGAATCCTCTCGGGTTTGGCCTGATCGTCAGGCCGGTTGATCCGTGAGCGCGGTTTTCAGGCCGGTTCTTTGGCGCGCTCGGCCGCTTCGCGCGGGCCGAACATGTCCATCTGGCTGGGGTGTTCGACCGACAGGCCGTGGTCGAGCGACCAGAACGGCGTCGCAGCGAAGCCCTTCTCTTCGGGCAGCTTGGCTTTGACGGTCGGCTTGATGTCGACGCGCCCTTGCACGAACGAGAAATCGAAAGTGACGGTGATCTGCGCTTTGCCCTTTTCGTCGGGGCAGGCCTCAAGCGCCTCCATGACGCGCGCGAGATTGTCGTCGCATTTCTCGACGAAGCGGCCGCGGGAGAGAATGCCGAGCGTTTCGGCGAAAGAGCGAATGATGCGTTTGGCCATACGGAGTCCTTTCGGTCGAGGTTCGATGTCAGGCGCGCTTCAGCAGCCGCGCGCGCACTTCGGCGCGGCGAGCGAGTTCGGCGGCGATTTCGCGGCCGCGGCGGGTGAGGCGGTAGAAGGCGCGGCCGGTCAGCGGGTCGAAGCGCTGGACGGCGAGGCCGCGCGCGGCGCAGGCGGCCAGCGTCGGGGCGCGCACATGGAGCAGACCGCCGACCGGCCAATAGTCGCCGGCGGAAAGCGTCAGCCTGCCTTGGCTGGCGAGCAACGCGACCGCTTCGCGCATTGCCGGCGCCAGCCCGCCGAGCGCGTCGCGCTTGCGCCAATGGCCGGCGGCGAAGACGGCGGACGGCGCGCGCGCCACGGCGCTCACCGCGCCAGGCCGTGGGCGACGACGATCAGGGCGACGGCGACGAACATCAGGCCGACGACGCCGACGGCGACGCTCAGGGCGGCGAAAACGTCGCCGAGCGTGATTGGATCGTCGCCGGAGAGGGGGAAGGGAAGGCGGAACATCGGCGCCTCGCGTCAGACAACCGAGACGATAATATGTGGAAATTTGTCCACGTCAATAGGCGTGGACAGAAATCCGCAGTTCCGCACCGCCTGCCGCCGGAGGCAGTCACAGGCGCGTTACACAGTCACATCGCTGGCGATTTTCTGTGACGCCCCCGACAGCCGCAGGGGCGTAATATTGGTCGGTCAGGACTGAGAGGGAGGAATGCGAACGATCGTGTTCGGCGCGGCGCTGGCGGCGCTGGCGCTGGCGACGGCTAGCGACAAAACGTCGCTGCGTTATGCGTTGAACAGTTCGTTCATCGTCATGACGCGGTGGACGGCGCGGATCTGCGCGGCTTTGAACTTGATTTCGGCGGCTGGGTTGGTCTGGCGGCAGACGACCCAATCGCCGGAACGTCGCTCAAAAATCTTGATGTAGGCCTGGGCGCTGGCGTCGGCTTCGACCAGTTGCAGCACCACCGAATCGCCGGCCCGCGGCGGCTTGTGCGGATGGACAAAGCGCAAATCGCCGGGGTTGTGCAGGGGGCTCATCGATTCGTTCTGAACATAGACGGCATAGGCGTCAGGGACATATTGTAACGCCGGTGGTCGCGCGACGTAGCCAATCGGATCGCCGGAAATAACGAACGCGCCGAACGCGCTGCCAGCGGCGACGCCGAGGATCGGAACGTCCCGGATCATTGCCGGCGAGAGCGGCTCGCCGGTAACGGCTTTTGCTCCAGTAACGCTTTGACGCTCCCGCGCCGTGCGCGGCGCGAGGGATAGCAGTTCGTCGCGGGGAATGCCGGCCGCGTCGGCGAGGCGAATCAGAGAATCGGCGCGGACCGAGGCGCGTGGGCCGCGCTTTTCGAGCTTCTGCAAATAACCGCGGTCGAGTTTGGCAGCCTTGGCGATCGCTTGTCGTGTCGTCTTCCTCGCCGCCGCAGCCGCGTCGATCCGGGCCAGAATTGGGTTTCTCGGGACGGGCTCGGTCATGTGGCGATCATCCCTGAGGCTAAGCGACGGGGAAAGTGGAACTGCGTCCCCTTGACAAAGTGGATATTTGTCCCCTATCAATGTCCGCATGACCCTCATCGAGGCCCTCCTCGCCGTCACTCGCGCCTACGCAACAGCGACCGGCCTCGCCGAAGCGACGATCTCGCGCCGGTTCCTCGGCGGCGGTAGCCGGGCGGCCACGCTCTGCGCCGGCGGCGACATGGGTGCGCTGACAATCGCTAAGGCGATCGAACGCTTCGCACGCAACTGGCCTCCCGGCGCCGCATGGCCTGAGGGCGTCGAACGGCCTGCCGCACCTGCGCTGGCCGAGCCGCGCCCGGAGATGACGCAGCAACTCGACGAGTCGCGGGCGCAACAGGCGCGCTGCCGCGATGTGGCCGGCGCCGGCAAGGAATCCGCGCCATGACGCCGCTCGCCGAGTTTCTCGCTTTCGCGCTGCGCACGACGGCGGCGCGGCGATGAGCGGCGCCGCCGTATTGTTCTTGGCGCTGAGGCGCAAAGCCGGGCTGCGGCGGCTCCGCAGGGGAGAACCGTCGTCGACGGCGCTCCCGATCGCTGTGTCAGACGAGACTTGGCGCGGCGCCGCGCGCGGCCTCCCGGCGCGCCGCCGCGCCCTTTCATGTCCTTTCCGCTTCGACCGGGCCGGCGGGGCGCCTCCCTCCCCGCCGGCCCGGCCCCTCCCTCGCCTGACCGTCGCGCGGGCGAAGTCAAGACGGTCGCTTTCTTCGGGGTCAGCCAAGCAGGTTTCAATCATGTCGGCACTCGATCGCCTCAGTGGTTTTTCGGCCTGGTCGACGCTGGCGCTGGCGGTGGCGCTCGTCGCGCTGCGGCTGCTGTGCTGAGCCACCAAGTGTCTCCCTGATGTTCCGAGCATGGCACCCGAGGGATTGCAGGGGCGCAAAAGGTTTTTGCGGAGTCGTAAATGAGTTCGGCGTTGGCGTTCGTCGAAGAAGCGGGGAGATGGGCCCGTGCGCTGGTGTGGGACGAATGCCGGCGCCCGGGGGATTACGCCGACGCGATGCGTCGCGTGTCCCGTCGTACGCGCGTTCCGTTCGGATTGCTGTGGAACCTTCATTATCGGCAGCCGAAGACGATCGGCGTCGAAAAATACGCGGCGTTGGGGGCGGCCTACTGTGACTATCAGCGGCGAAAATATCAGGAAGAACGAGAGGCCGCCGCGCCTAGCACAGCGCTGGGCGCGGCTCTGCTGCGCGCGGCTGATTATTTGGCTCGTCAAGACGATGAGGGCGTGACCGATGGCGGCGAAGATCGGAACATCGGCGCCTGAGGTTCTCGACTATTTGGCGGGCGCCCTCTTCTACGACGCCGCGACGGGAACATTCGTCTGGACTGCGCCGAAAGCAGGCCAGTTGCGCGCGGGGACGCCGGCGGGCTGGCGCGGCGCGGAGGGCGCTTGAATGGCCAAGCGCAACGGCCTCTGGCACGCCGAAGCGATGGAACTGGCGAAGCGCTATTCGCCAGCGACCATCGCCCTCATCGTCCACGTCAGCGAGCGCCAGGTGCGGCGGCTGCTGGCGGCGAATGCGCGCGGCGGGGCGGCGAGCGACCAAAAAACGCCGACAGAGAACGCCGTCGACCTCTTGCCAACGTCTCCTTCCGCGCCTGACAGCCCGTCAGGCGCGGAAAACAAGGCTCGGCAAGAGGTCGACGGCGCAGCGGGTCGCGGCTCTGAAGGCGCGGCGACGGTCAAGAGCGCGGCGCGAGATCTGCTCGAGGCGATCGTCGAACCGTCGCCAGTTTATGCGCCCGCCGCCCCGCGCCGCGCCGAAGCGGTGGCGGCGCTGGCCGGCGGGGCGACAATCACCGAGACGGCGCGCCAGCTCGGCTGCACCCGCGCCCAGGTCGACCGGATGCGCGACAGCGCGGCGCTCGGCGGCGAGATCGCGCCGCCGGCGCCCGCGGATGACGGCGACAAGGTCGCCATGGCCGCCAAGCGGCGCTGCGACGCCCATCTCGCCGATCTGGTCGCCGTCTACGGCGCGCCGGCGATCGACGCCGTCGGGCGGCCGCTTTTGCCGCGCGCGGCGCGCTGCCCGACGCGCCGACGAGCGGCGCTCGAGGAAGGCCCGATGCCGATCGCGGCGGCTGGCTACCAAGGCTCCGGCGCGTCGAGCCCGGCCGCGGCCTGCGTGGATCTCGGGTGATGTCGCCGCTGCGCGCCGCCTTGGCCTATGCCGCCGCCGGCTTTCCGGTCCTTCCCTGCCGCGCGACCAGCGACAAGGCGAAGGGCTCAAAGGCGCCGCATCTGCCGGGCGAAAGCGCCGCGGGCAAGCATGACGGCGGCCACTGGCTGGCCTCGACCGACGCGGCGACGATCGAACTCTGGTGGCGGCGCTGGCCGGACGCGCTGATCGGCTTCCCGACCGGCCTGCGCAGCGGCGCCGTCGTCGTCGACCTCGACGTGAAGGAAGCGACGTGGGAGGCGATGCTGGCGGCGCTGAAAAGCTTCGTCGGCGGCGATCTCAGCGGCGTCGCGGCGGCGACCGGCGAATTCATCCTGCCGGCGGTCGCGGCGACGCAGAGCGGCGGCCTGCATCTCTATTACGCCTATCCTCCCGAGGCGGAGCTCGCCGCTTTGCGCGACCGCCTGGCGGCGCGCAGCGCGACGTTCGTCGGCGTGGCCAACCGCGGCAACCTGTTCCGCGCCTTCGTCGACGCCGGCGCGAACAAGGCGCTCTCGCACATCGACGTCCGCGGCCAGGGCGGCTACGTGATCGCGCCGCCGAGCGTGATGGAATCGGGCGCGGCGTGGCGCTGGATGCGGCGGCCGCAGCGTGGCGACGACGGCCGCTGGGCGCTGCCGCAATTGCCGTCGGCGCTGCTCGAGACGATCGTCGGCCTGCGCCAGCCCGTCGCCGCCGCGCCGCCGCGCCGGTTCGTCGCGCGGGCGGCGGCGATCAACGACGCGCGGTTGCGGCGCTTTGTCGACCAGTCGATCGCCGGGGCGCTGGCGTTCGCGCGCCAGGCGCAACCTGGCGACCGCAACGCGCGCGTGTTCTGGGCCGCCGAACGGCTCGGGCGGTTCGTCCGCGCCGGACTGCTGGCGCGGTCGGAAGCCGAGGCGGCGCTGCTCGCCAATCTGCCGGCCGGCGTCTCGCCAGGCGAGCGCAAGATCCTCGGCACGATCAAGAACGGCCTGGACAACGACAGGGTCGGAACGTTCTCGGCGCACGAATTGGAGGATGCGGCATGAGGGAAGATTTCGCCGTCGTCAATCGCCGCGTCAGCGACGGCGGGGCGCCGCGGCCGGTGCAGGCGATCAAGTGTTCGGCGTGCCGCGACGAGGATTTCATCTCCGCCCACAACGGCCGCGCCGCCGCCGCGACGATCGCCGCCAAGTTCCGCAAGGCCGGATGGCGGGTCGGCGACGTCGGCGAGCATCTCTGCCCGGACTGCGCCGCCAGGCGGCGCGGCGGATTGCCTAAAGAGGGAGCCAAAATGGCGGCGGTCAAGCCGATCAACGAGGACGCGATCAAGGCCGCGCTCCCAGAGCTCTATCTCGAACTCGGCGCGAGTTATGACCGCGCCGCCAAGGCCTACAAGGGCGGCGCGAGCGACCTGGCGATCGCCGCCAAGCTCGGCCTGCCCCCGGCGATCGTCGCCGAGCGGCGCGAGCGCGACTTCGGGCCGTTGGTCGAGAGCGAGACGGCGCGTCAGCGGCGGGAAGCCGGCGAAGCGGCGCTGAAGGCACAGAAGGCGCTTGACGCCGAATACGACAAGCTGGCGGCGGCGATCGCCGCGACGCGATCGGCCGCCGCCGCCGTCAAGGTCGCCGCCCAGTCCCTCGCCACCGCCCAGCTCGCCGCTGGCGGTCAGGAAGGGCGCGCCGCGTGACCCGCGAGCGGCTGCCGGCGCGGCGCGCGGCGACGATCGTCGGTTTCACCCATGTGACGCCGGCCGGCGCGGCGTTCAATTTCACCGCGCATGTCGGCTTCTATCCTGACGGCAGGCCCGGCGAAGTCTTCGTCGACGGCGAGAAGGCGACCTCGCACGCCGACGTCGAGGCGCATGACGCCGCGATTCTACTGTCGTTCGCGCTGCAGTACGGCGCGACGCTCGCCGAGATCGCGCCGGCGCTGCTGCGCGGCGAGGACGGCGAACCGCACGGCGTGATGGGCTCGCTGATCGACATGATCCAGCGGCAGATCGGCGAGGGCGCATGAGCGCGCCGACGCTGTTCTTCGACGGCCGCGTGACGCTGCACGCCGGCGATTGCCTGGCGGTCGTCAAGACGCTGCCCGACAATTCGATCGACGCCTGCGTCTGTGATCCGCCCTACGCGCTGGTGTCGATTGGCAAGCGCTTCGGCGCCGACGGCGCAGCGCCATGCAAGCCGGGCGCGACCGGCGTCTATCAGCGCGCCTCGGCCGGCTTCATGGGCAAGAAATGGGACACCGGCGAGACGGCGTTCGCGGTCGAATTGTGGGCCGAGATCTGGCGCGTGCTCAAGCCCGGCGGGCACGTCGTCGCCTTCGGCGGCACGCGAAGCTATCACCGGCTGGCGTGTGCGATCGAGGATGCGGGGTTCGAGATCCGCGATCAGATCGGCTGGTGCTACGGCTCAGGGTTCCCGAAGTCGCACGACGTCAGCAAGGCGATCGACAAGGCGCTAGGGGCCGAACGCGCAGTCGTGCGCCTTCCCGCCTTGCAGGCCCGCAACCAAAAAGCGACGGGCGGCGGCAGGGATGGCACTGAGGGCGCGGCGCGGCCTTTCATCGAAGCGGCGCAAGCCCGCGGCTACCACGAGACCGTCTCCGACGAGGCCGTCTCCTGGCAGGGGTGGGGCACGGCGCTCAAGCCGGCGTGGGAGCCGATTTGCCTGGCGCGCAAGCCGTTGAGCGAAAAGACGGTGGCGGCGAACGCGCTGCGCTGGGGGACAGGGGCGATCAACGTCGATGGCTGCCGCGTCGAATGGGCCAGTGCCGCCGAGCGCAGCGAGGTCAATGCGCGCTCTGGGCCGAACTCGCGCTTTGTGCCTGAGGGCGGCGAGAGGAGGATCTTCAGCCCGCACGTCGGCCGGCTGCGAGCGGTCGACGACTTGACCCATGCGAAGGGCCGCTGGCCGGCGAACGTCGCGCATGACGGCTCGGCCGAAGTGCTGGCGGCGTTTCCCGACAGCGATGGCGCCCAGGGCGTCGTCAGCGGCGGCGAGGCGTCGGAGACCGGCCAAAATGGCATCTACAGCCGCTTCGCCCGAATTCCGTCGCCGCCCCTTCGCAATGACTCCGGCTCCGCCGCTCGCTTCTTCTATTCAGCCAAAGCCGATTCCGACGACCGGCTCGGCTCCAAGCATCCGACGGTCAAGCCGGTCGCCCTGATGCAATGGCTTGTTCGCCTAGTGACGCCACCGGGCGGAACAATCCTCGACCCGTTCGCCGGCACCGGCACGACCGGCGAAGCGGCGTGGCGCGAGGGCTTCTCCGCCGTGCTGATCGAGCGCGAGCCCGAATATTGCGCCGACGTCGGCCGCCGCATGGCGCTGGCGATCGAGGGCAAGGAAACGCGCAAGCGCGAAGCCGCCAAGGCGCGCAACGCCGACAAGCCGCAGGATTGCGGGCCGCTGTTCGCCGGCGGCGACGCCCGCGCCACTGGCGCGCCGCGGGGGGGGGGCAGACAGATCTACGGCGTTTTCGCCGACGAACACGGGCGCCGCACAGCCGAACCATCGGCCCGATCAAGCTCAAGCGGCGATGGCGGCTGAATGACCCCCTCGCCCTCCGCCATGCCCGAATCCCCCACGCCCGCCGCCGTGCTGGCGGCGCTCGCCACTGCGCCGCCGATCGTTGGCGACCCCTCATCCAGCCCTTCGGGCCACCCCCGGGTCGACGCCCGGGGGCAGGCTCTTCCCCCGCATGCGGGGGAAGGGGAATGCGACGCCGCCCCGCCGCCCGACGGCGATCCGACCGACGACATCGGGCCGTCGGACGGCGACGACGGCGAGGTCAATTTCGACGTCGTGGCGCGCTGCGCCGGCTTCGACCATTCCGACACCGACAACGCCAAGCGGCTGATCGCCCATTTCGGCGCCGACATGGTCGTCGTCGAGCGCGACGGCGCGGCGGGCGGCGACTGGCTCGCCTTCGACGGGCGCCATTGGGATCTCGCCGGCGGGACGGCGCAGGCGACGCGCGAAGCACAACGGGTCGGCGGCCGTATCGCTCTCGAGGCGGATTGGCTGTCGCAGACGCCGAGCGAGGAAAAGGCGATCAAGCGGGCGCGCGACTTCGGCCCGACCGACGAAACCGATGAAGCTGAAGCGGCGCGGGCGGAAGCCAAGACGGCGAAGGCCGCGCTCGACGCCCGCCGCAAGGCGCGCCGGCGTTTCGCCGTGTCGGCGAAGAATCAGGCGCGGGTGCGGGCGATGCTCGACATGGCGGCGCCGCATCTGCGCAAACCCTCCTCGGCGTTCAACGCCGACCCCCTTCTGATCGTCACCGAGACGCATACGCTGCGATTGGCGCGCGAGCTTGACGCGGAATGCCCCGACCCGGGCGTGACGCGCTGGCGGGCGCGCTGTGTGGCTTCCGTGGGCCATCGGCGCGAAGACTACGCCACCGGCCTGATGCCGACGCCCTATGACCCGCAAGCCGCCTGCCCGAAGTGGGAGGCATTCCTCGACCGCTGTCTGCCCGACAAGGCGATCCGCCGCACCGTCCAGCAATACGCCGGCACCGGCCTCACCGGCATGCTGTTGCAGCGGCTGATGTTCCACCACGGCTTCGGCGCCAACGGCAAATCGGTGTTTCTGGCCGTGATCATGGGGGTGATCGGCAAGAGCTACGGCGTCGGCCTGCCGAAGGAATCGATCATGGGCCAGGGCGAGCGCGGGGCCGGCCAGGCTTCGCCCGATCTGGTGCGGCTGTTCGGCAAGCGCTCGGTGCGGATCGACGAACTCAAGGAAGGCGAGAGCTTACGCGAGGATCTGGTCAAGCGGCTGACCGGCGGCGACGCCATCACGGTGCGCGACCTGTTCAAGGGCTACCTCGACTTCGCCAACGTCGCTACGCCGCATATGTCCGGCAACGGCTTTCCCAAGATCGACGGCACCGACAACGGCATCTGGCGGCGCATGCTGGTCGTCCATTGGAGCGTGACGATCCCGACCGAGGAGCGGCGCGAGTTCGACGAATTGGTCGCCGACCTGCTGACCGAACGGGCCGGCGTGCTCAATTGGCTGCTCGCCGGGGCGCTCGATTTTTTGGAAAACGGCCTGGTCGTCGCCGAGCCGGTATTGGCGGCGACCGCCGCCTATCGCGAGGACATGGACCCGATCGGCCGCTTCGCCGCCGACTGCGTCGCCGTCAAGGGCGAAGGCAAGACCGCCGCGCGGGCGATGTATGAGGCCTATGTGAGTTGGGCCAAAGCTAATGCGGTCTATGTGCAGAGCGAGACCAAGTTCGGCCGCGAGATGCGCAAGCGCTTTCCGCGCGACGACAACCGCACGCGCTCCTATCTCGGCTGCGCGTTGCACGACGTGCCAGCGCGGCCAGATGAACGCTACGGCGCGCCAGAGCCCAGCGGCCCGGAGGATTACGCGTGAGCCCGCAACCCAATAAGCGGGGCTTGACGAGCCTCGCGCGCGAAGCGTTGCAACGCGGCTTTTCCGCCACAGCGTGGCAATTTCGCCACCGAGGGTTTGCATGGTTTTGCGATAGTTTTGCGAGGGTTAGGTCCGCTGAAATATAGCGAATCGTTGAATGGCGTCAAAGACATAAGGATTTCCATGCAGGGTTTGCAGGGTTTTCGCGCGCGTAACATGAGGGGGTTTGGGGGAAGAAAAACGAACAGGATGAAAAATGTTGCTTATAGGGAAAACCCTGCAAACCCTGCAACACACCTATAAAGTATTGAAGTAATTAAGAAAATAACCGCGATAGTTGCTCTGAAACCCTGCATCAACCCTACAAACCCTCGCAATCGGTCATGAGAGGTAAAATGATGAGCAAAAAGGCGATGACGATCGAAGACGCGCTGCGCTGGGCTTATCGGGAAGAATTGCCGAAGCGGGAATTCGGCGGTGCGGACGGCGCGTCATGGCTGGCGACCTATGTCGAGTTGGGGACGCGGATCGACGTCAACGCCTTCGGCGTCGTGCCGATGTCGGGCTATACGGATGCGCCGCCGCATCCCGATGCGGTCAAACTGTGGCAGGCGGTGCAGGCGCTCGACGCGCTGGAGATCGAAGCGCCGGAGGGTTGGAACCCGATCACCGATCTCGGCGACTTAGGACCGCTTGGCGCCGCGGCTGTCGCCAAGGCGTTCGCCGCTGAGACGGTTGTTGGCGTCGATGGCAAGCGCCGGTTCAAGGTCAAACCGAGCCGGCTGATTGTCCACTTCGCCGTGCTCGGCGATCAGGAAGAATGGCGCGCCGAGCCGGCGAAGATCGCTGCGGTGACGGAAAACGGCAAGGCGAAGTGGTTTCGCCGCCAGACGCTCTGGATCGATCGTGGCCGCTTCGCCGATCAGAATCTCGGCCATTGGGCAGAGGTCGAAGTCAGCGGCGTCGACAAGAAGCGCCGGCCGTACGCTGACGCCTATCACAAGTATTTTCTCGATCCAGACCCGCATGCAGCGATCGTCGCGCGGATGGAATGGCAATTGTGGCGCTCAGCGATCGATATGTTGGCCGAGGACGTTGAACTCGATTCAATCGCGCTTCAGCCGAGCGCCGCGCCGCAATGGCCTTGGGAATGTGCGACCGCCGCGCCGCGCGTGTTGCCATCGCTGATTGAACCGGCGTTCACCTGGCCGCGCCGCCGCGCCGCACGGCGGCCGGCTCAAGCCGCCGCGGCGTGAGATTTTGGGAGTCGCGCGGAAAACAACAAAATGTCACCCCTAATTTGACTGGGGGCAGTCGCTTGACATAGACCAAACACGCTGAAAAAGAACGGGCCGCCAGCGTCAAGCGAGGCGGCCCTTTCGATTCCCGGAAAGGCGCTCCGTGCAGATCGTCGCCGTCATTCATGATCGCGCGCTGTGCGACGAAGCTAGGCGGCTTGAAGCGTTTGCCACTGACGGTCCCGTCCTACTAGCGGAGATCCTCAATATCGAAGGCGAGGCGATCCGCGCCGTGACCGTGGCGGCCGAGACGGCACAGACCGATCTGCCGCAAGATACGCTTGGCCGCGCCCAGCAGCCGATCGAGGCCGCGCCGGGTCGGTTGGCGTTCACGATCGTCGCGCGTGGCGGCAATGTCCGTCTCAAGTATTTTCACCCCGTTGAGGGTGGCGGGGGGATCACGGCGACGCCGTGGGGAAGGTCCACGTTCTACGCGGGGTCATTTTTGACGTCGGGACGCCCTGGCGCCCGGTACATGCTCAAGAAACTTAACGGTCAGGTTTACACGCGGGTCACGGCAAGCCCGCGGTGGAACGAGCGGCGCGCTGGCTTCACAGAGTACAAGAGCCTCACCAAACAAGAGCGCTCGGGCCTCTTCATTCCGACGGAAATGGTGAAGGGCAGGACCGCCGAAGCCTTTGAAGAGATGGCGGCCGTTGCCTCGACCCGGATTGTCAGCCGCCTTGGAGCCCTCCTCGCCGCTTGATCAAGGTACCTTTCCCATCTCGCATCTGCGAACGCGGGAAGGACCCGCGATAAAACGCTAGTTTGGCTTGAAAAATATAGGGTTGACCCGGTTGACGGGTTGACGGTCGCCCCTTTGGAGGTTGACGCCACGGATTGACCTCATGATCTCGCAAAGCGCGTTCGCGAAACAGGTCGGGGTCTCAAAACAGGCGGTCTCCAAGGCGGTTAAGGCGGGGCGCATCCCCGTCTACGATGCGACCGGGCTGGCCGTGACGGCGGCGTTCGGCGGTCCAAAGTTCGTCAAGCCGGAAGAAGCGTCGGCGGCGTTTCGCCTGTCGCGCGCCCGCATCGACGACGCGGTCGTCGCCGAAATGTCGGTGGAACTCGACCGCGAGCTGTCGATCGAGCCCGAAGACCCAGCGGCGAGGTCGTCGAGCCTGGTCGGCGCCAAGACGACCAAAGAGGAGCTGCAGTCTGACCTGCTGCGCCTGCGCCTGGCGCGCGAGCGCGGCGAACTTGTGTTGCGCCAGTCGCAACTCGACGCCTTCGAGACCGCGGGGCGCGCCGTTGGCCGACAGTTTCAGACGATGGCGATGTGGGCCGAGGAACTCAACAGCGTCGCCCGTTCCGGCGGCGTGCCGGCGTTGACCGCCTGGCTGCGCGCCAAAGGCAACGAACTCTGCCTGCAACTCGCCGACACACTGACGGCGAGCGAGGCGGCGGAACAAGATGACGGCGGCGACGCTACCGACTCCGTCTGACGAACGCGGCCTGCTGCTCGCCGCCTTCGCCCGCGGCGTTCGCCCGTCGCCGGTCGTTTCGCCGGCTGAATGGGGCCGCGACAACTTCATCGTCCCGGTTGGCCCACAGAAGGGCCAGCCGCTCGATTTGTCGCTGACCCCGCATCTGGTCGAGCCGCTTGAGATGTTGCGGGTCGACTCGCCGTGGACGCAGATCGCGGCCAAGAAATCCGGGCAGTCGGCGTTTTCGACGCTCGGCCTCGTCTGGTTGATGTGTCTAATCGACACCGCGCCCGACGACATGATGATCGTCCAGCCGTCGCTGACCGCGGCCAAGGATTTCAATTCGGAACGCCTCGACCCGCTGATCAAGTCGGTGCGGGTCATCGCCAACAAGGTCCGGGCGCAGAAATCGCGCGACGCCGACGGATCGAAGACGCTGGAGAAGAAATTCCCCGGCGGACGTCTGGTGCTGACGGGCGCCAATTCGTCGACCGACCTGTCGGCCAAGACGATCCGTTACATGCTGCGCGACGAAGTCGATCGCTGGCCCGCCGATCTCGACGGCCAGGGCGATCCGATGGAATTGTGCGACGCCCGCCAGCTCGCCTTCACACGCTCGGGCACGCATAAGAGCCTCGTCATCTCGACGCCGACCAACAAGGGCGCGTCGCGCATCGACGTCGCCTATGCCGCTGGCGATCAGCGCAAGTGGTTCGTCCGCTGCCCGCATTGCGACGCCGAGATCACGTTCGAATTTTCGCAGTTGCGCGGCGAGCCACACCCGCCGTTCGACGCCCATTACATGGCGCAATGCTGCGGCGCGCAAATCGACTCCTGGCAACAGCGCGACATGGTGTTGCGCGGCGTGTGGAAGCCGACTCATTTGGGGCCCGGCCGCCAGCCGAGCTATTTTTTCAACTCGTTGTCGTCGCTGCTGACGAGTTGGGACGAAATCTGGGGCAAATATCTCGACAGCCGCGACGACCCGCTCAAAGAGAAGGGCTTCGCCAACCTCTGGCTCGGCGAGAGCTATGAGGACGTCGGCTCCGATCTCGATCCAGCGCGCATCGCGGTTCGAATCGAGGATTATCAGCGCGACGTCATCCCGCCGTGGGTCGGCCGCCTGGTTCTGGCCGCCGACACGCAAGACGACCGTTTTGAATGGGCGTTGTGGGGCTTCGGCCCAGCCTCGGGCGGCGCTGCGGTCGAACAGACCCTGATCGCGGCGGGCGAGATTGCCGGCGACCTGCACGAAGACAAGCCGTGGGATGATCTCGACGCCTTGTCGAAGCACCCATGGCCTCACGCCGGCGGAAAAGCCTTCGTCGCCGATGTGGCGATGATTGACACCGGCGGCCATTTCACACAGCGCGCCTATCGCTTCGTTCACAAAAAGGCGCGCTGGCGCGGGATTAAAGGCTCCTCGGATCGCGCCGCGATGGCGCTGTCGACGCCGCGCCGCTTCGAAGTCAAGAATGCGCTCGGCCGGCTGCTGTTTCGCGTGCCGATCTATTTCGTCGGCACCTATGATCTGAAGCTCTGGCTGTCGCATGCGCTCAAATGCATCGAAAGCGACAAGCCGCTGCTCGGCGGCCTGCGGCTGACCAAAGACATCGCCGATGAGGCCTATCTCGAGCAGATGACCGCCGAAGTGCTGGCGCCGCGCGAGCGACGCGACGGTATGGTGGTCAAGGAGTGGAAGAAGATCCGGCCGCGCAACGAAGCGCTCGACCTCGCGGTCTACGCGCGGGCCGGCGCTTATGGCGCGCATCCCAACGGGCTCGGCGTCGATCGGCTCTCGCCGGCGCGCTGGGCGGCCATTCTCGCCGATCGCCACGGGCTTATCGACGCGCAAAGCGACTTGTTTGCGCCGGAAGCGTTGGCCGTTGCGACCGAAGCGCCGCCTGAAGCGACGGTCCGACCGACCCCGACCGAGCCGCCGGCGCCGCCGCCGGCTTCGCCGACGCGCAAGCGCTTTTCCGACATCGCGGAGCGGTTCAATCCATCATGAACGCCCAAGTGCAGAAAGCCGGCCTGCCGGCGCTGATCGGCCGCGGTTTCCGCGGTCTGTTCGCCGCGCCCGCGCCGGCGCGCGGCCGCCCCGGCGCCGCCTATATGCGCAACGAACAGTCGTCGGTCTTTCAGAGCTGGTATCCGATCCTGCGCGATCCGCGCGAGGACGTCCGCGCCGCCTATTGGCGCGCCGCCGCCCGCACCATCGACATGGTGCACAATTCCGGCTGGATCGCCGGCGTCGTCAACAAGGGCTGCGCCTCGATCATGGGCGACGGTCTGCGGCTCGCCGCCAAGCCCGACGCCGAGGCGCTCGGCTGGACGCAGCAGACGGGCGCTGATTGGGCGCGCCGGGTCGAGCGCCGCTTCGAATTGTGGGCGTCGACTAAGCTCGAATGCGACGCCGCTGGCAAGGGCGACATTCACAAGCTCGCCAAGGCGTCCTTACGCACGTCGTTCGCCACCGGCGAATATCTGCAATGGATGCGCTGGTTGCCGCGCAGCCAATCCGACAGCGCGACGAAGATTCACTTGGTGCCGGCCCATCGCCTAACCCAGGAATCGAACGGCGTCGACTTGTTCCAGGGCGTGCGGATCGACAAGAATGGCCTGCCGCGCGCCTACCGCCTGCGCCTGACGACGCCGATCATGGAGACCGGCGAAATCCTCGAGGTCGCCGCGCGCGATTCCGGCAACCGTCCAGTGTTGCATCATTGCTTCGACGGCGACGTCGGCCAGATGCGCGGCATCTCGCCGTTCGCCCCGGTGCTGCAAGTGCTGCGGCAATATGACCAGTTGAGCAACGGAACGCTGACGGCGGCGCTGTTGCAGGCGATCTTCTCGGCGACGGTGACGTCGCCCTCGCCGACCGCCGACGTCCTCGGCGCCTTCGAAGACCAGGACGACAAGGGCGGCGACGGCGGCGACTTCTCCGCGTGGATGGACGCGCGGGCCGGCTGGTACGACAAGACCAAGATCGACCTCGGCGGCATGGGTAAGCTCGCCCATCTGTTCCCTGGCGAGGAACTCAATTTCAACCGCTCCGAGACGCCGAATTCGAACTACGAACCGTTCGCCCGCTTCCTGCTGCGCGAGATCGCCGCCGCTGGCGGCTTCACCACCGAGGATATGACCGGCGACTATCTCGGCGCGACCTATTCGTCGATCCGCATGTCGACGACCACCAACTGGCCGATTCAATTGTGGCGGCGCAAGCATCTCGCCGCGCCGTTCTATCAGACCGCCTATGAATGCTGGCTCGAGGAAGACATCGAACGCGGCCTGACGCCGTTTCCCGGCGGAACCGCCGGCTTCATCGCCCATCGCGCCGCCGCCTGCCGCGCCGACTGGCGTGGCCCCGCCAAGCCGCAAGCCGACGACCTCAAGTTCGCCGCAGCGAACAAGATCAACAAGGAATTAGGCGTCGTTTCCGACGAGCATATCTGCGCCGAAATGGGATTCGATTGGGAGGACGTCTACGAGCAGCGGGCGCGGGAGAAAGCGGCGCGCGAGCGGCTTGGCCTGCCCGAAAACGTCGTCTCTGGCTCGACCGTGGTCGACGTCGACAAGCAAGACGACGCCGAACTCGATGGCGAGCGCGACCGCGGCGAGAATCGCAACGACGGCAACGGCAAGAACAAGGGCGGCGACAAATGACCGAGTGCGCTCGCCTCGGCGTCGACGCGCCGATCGATTGGACCGACCCCTGCCAGCGCGCCGCCGCGCTGACGTCAGCCTATTACGCCGCGCTGGCCGGCGAGCGCGAGATCGAGATCCGCACGCGCTCGCGCGACGCCGAAGACCTCGTCCGCTTCCTGCCGGTCGATATCGAAAAGCTGCGGATCGAAATGATGTCGGCGCAATCCGAATGCGCCAAGACGACCGGCGCGCGCGATCCCAATCGCCGCTTTCCGATCCGCCTCGGCTATCGCCGCGCCTTCGGGCGCCCTGGCTACGATCCAACCGATCCGCGGGGCTGAGATGACCATGCTCTTGCGCATCGCCGACCGCGTGCTCAACCGGCCGCTGCTGCTGTTGCCGGAAAAGCTCGCCATCGTTACTGAGGTTCTCGCCGGCCGCATCGGCGTCGACGCCGCGGCGACCGACTTTGGTCCGAGCGACCGCACCGCGCTGGCGGCGCTCGATTCCGCCGCGCCCGCCGCATCGCGTTTCGTTGGCGACGCTTTCGACGTCGATGACGCCGGCAAGCGGGTCAAGAGTCTGCCTTATCGCCGCACGCCTGATGGCGTCGCCGTCGTCACCATCACCGGCTCGCTGGTCAATCGCGGCGCCTGGGTTGGCGCTTCATCCGGCCTGACCTCTTACGAGGGCATCGCTTTCCAAATCGAAAGCGCGGCGCGCGACGACAAGGTCCGCTCGATTGTGCTCGATATCGAATCGCCTGGCGGCGAAGCGGTCGGCGCCTTCGAGACGGCGGCGATCGTGCGCAAGGCCAATTCCGTCAAGCCGGTGTTTGCTCTGGTCAACGGCATGGCGGCTTCGGCCGCCTACGCCATCGCTTCCGGCGCCAAGGCGATCATGTCGACCGAGACCGGCCTGTCGGGCTCGATCGGCGTCGTGCTGATGCACGCCGACTATTCGCGCATGGTCGATCGCGCCGGCGTCACGCCGACCTTTATTCATGCCGGGGCGCACAAGGTCGACGGCAATCCCTATGCACCGCTCAGCGCCGAAGTGCGCGGCGACCTGCAGGCTGAGGTCGATCGCTTCTACGATCTGTTTCTCAACACCGTCGCCGAGGGACGCGGACGCCGTCTTTCGGCGAAGGCCGCGCGCGCCACCGAGGCGCGCACCTTCATCGGCCAGACGGCGAAAGACGCTGGTCTGGTCGACGAGATCGGCGCGTTCGCCGATCTCCTCGGTTCTCTGTCGTCCGCCGGCAAGTCGCGCGGCGCAAACTCAAGGAAAGCCTCTATGTTTACCCAGGAAGACATTGATCGCGCGCGCGCCGACGGCCAGACCGCCGGGGCGCAACAGGCGCAGACCGCGGCCGCCGCCACCGCCGCCGATGCGGCCCGCATCGCCGCGGCGCAGGCCTCGACGGCGGCGCAGGCGCGCATTGCCGCCATCCTCGACAGCAAGGCCGCCAAGGGCCGCGAGGCGCTGGCGCGCCATTTCGCCTTCAAGACCGACATGGCCGCCGACGCGGCGATCGCCGCGCTCGAGGCCGCGCTGGTCGAGCTCGCGCCCGTCGCTGCCGTCGAGACGATCGGCGCCCGCGCCGAAGAGACGGTGAACGTCGGCGCGGCGAGCGTCGACACCGGCGAGCGCGGCTCCGCCGCGCCTGGCGCCAAGAGCGACCTCGACCGCGCCCCGGCGCAGAAGGGCGCCGTCGCCTGGTCGGCGATCGCCGCCACGCTCAACGCCGAACTCGCCAAGAGCCAGAAGACCGGCCGCTGAAACGCGGCTTGACTCGCCCGCCTTCGCCTTAGCGCCGGCAGCCGCCGGCCGTTTTCTCTCGCACAAGGATCTGACCCCATGGGAGCGCCGCAGGGCATCACCCTTTCCGAAGCTATGCATCCGTTTTCCTTCCTCGTCTCCGAAGATTCGGACGGCGAGGGCTATCTCTCGCGCGATGAAGTCACGATCGCGCCGAGCCAGACGATTGTTGTCGGCCAGGTGCTGACGACGGTCGCAACCGTGGTCACCAAAGCCTCGAAGGCCGGCATGACTGGCGGCGGCGCGTTGATGCTCGCCAGTCCAGCCAATGTCGCCGGCGCGCAGGAAGGCGCCTACAAGGTCGTCTGCATTGGCGGCGCGACCTCGGCGACTTCGGCGAAGAAGGCCGGCATGGTCGGCGGCGGCTCGCTCGGCACGTTGACGTCGGACACCGACGCCGCGGTCGGCGAATGGCGCGCAGTCTGCGCGGCGATCGCGACCGGCGGCGGCGAATTCGACGTCTTCAACCCGGCCGGCGGCCTCGACGGCGTCGCCACCGTCGGCGTCGCCTACAATTCGCCGCATGGCCCGAACTTCACCATCAGCGCCAGCGGGACCGATTTTGCCCTCGCCGACGAGTTCGACATTACCGTCGCCGCGAGCGTCCCCTCGCACGGCGGCGTCTTCGCAGTGACCGATCCCTCGGGCGTTTTCGTCGCCAACGCGACGGTCGGTGCGGCGTTCTCCAACCAGATCGCTTTCACCATCGCCTACGCCACGGCCGACTTCGCCGTCGGCGACGAATTCGACGTGACGGTCGTCTTCGCCGCCTATGCCGCATGGGCGCCGGGCGACACCGCCAAGGCGATCGCCGGCTATAGCTGCGTAACCGGTGCCGGCCAGACAGCGCCGCTCACGGTCATCAACGCCCACGCCGCCGTGCGGCTTACCGACATCACCTTCGGCGGCTCGCCGAGCGCAGCGCAGATTGCCGCGGCGCAGGCCGACCTCGCCGCCAACCTGGTCAAGTTCCGCTGACGGAATCCCCTCTCCCACACCGCGGGAGAGGGTGGCTAACGGCCGGATGAGGGCCGTCGCCCAACTCCAACAAGGACCCCAACAATGCCCATCATGGACGTCTTCCTGGGCGACGCCTTCACCGCGCGCTCGCTGACCGCCGCCGTCGACACTTACGCCTATGTGCCGCAGTTTCTCGACACCATCCCCGGCCTGTTCGTTCCCAAGCCGGTGCGCACCGACAAGGTGTGGATCGAGAAGCGCGACTTCGGTGCCGCATTGATCCAAACCAGCCCGCGCGGCGCGCCGCCGTCGCAGAAGGGCGGCGACGAGCGCAAGGCGCTCGACTTCAATTCGACCCGCATCGCCGACGCTTCGCGCGTCTGGGCGAGTGAACTCCAAGGCGTGCGCGCCTTCGGCGAGGAAGCGGCGGTTAAGGATCTGCAGCTCGAAATCGGTCGCCGTCAGATGAAGATGAAGTCCGACTTCAACCTGACCAAAGAGCACATGCGGCTTGGCTGCATTCAGGGCATTGTCGTCGACGCCGACAATTCGGTGATCTACAATTGGTTCGACGAATTCAGCGTCTCGCCGATGGCGGCGGTCGCCTTCAACTTCGGCTCAACCGCGGTCGACGGGACGATCCGCAAACAATGCAACGCGCTCAAGCGCGCGATGGTGCGGGCGTTGCGCGGCCTTGGCGGCGCCAACGTCAAAGTGCATGCGCTGTGCGGCGACACGTTCTGGGACGATTTCATCGCCTCGTCCGAAGTGCGCAAGACCTATCAGGCGCAGGCCGCGTTGATGCTGCAGAACCAGGTCGGCGGTGCGTGGGAAGACTTCCTGTTCGCCGGCATCATGTGGCACAACTACCGCGGCACCGACGACAACTCGACCGTCGCCGTGCCGGTCAATGGCTGTCGCTTCTTCCCCACCGGCGCTGACATTTTCCAGGTGGCGCAGGCACCGGCTGAGCGGTTCGAATTCGTCAATACGCTTGGCCAGGAGAATTACTCCTGGATCGTCCCCGACCGCGACCGCGATTCGTGGGCCGACGTCGAGCAATACAGCTATCCGCTGCATGTCTGCGTCAAGCCCGACGCACTTTGCTCGGGCAACAACGGCGCCGGCACGGAAATCTAAGCCGAAGACCGAAAGCAAAACCATGCGTCCCGCCAGCCTGCGCAAGCTGCATCGCGCCGTCGACCGTCATACGGCCGAACGGGTGTCGATTCAGCCGATGCAGGCCGGCGGCTATCTCGTCGGCTCACCTTTGGGCGATCCAGTCGAAGTCTTGGCGGTGATGACCGAGACCAGCGGCGCGACGCGCACGGCGGGCGAGGGGGCCAATTCCGGGCATGCCGCCGAACTACTCGGTGCGACCCACACGGCGAAATTTACGACCTCGGCGTTGCCGTTCGGCGCGACGGCTGGGTTTGTTCTGACCCGGCTCGACAGGCCCGACACGCCGTCGTTCCGCATCTCCGGCGTCTATCCATTTGGGTCTGACCGCACCATTCTGACGCTGGTCAAGGTCGCACTATGAGCCTCGTCGCCTTCGCCGCCCGCGTCGCAGTGGTGCGCGTGTTGCGCGCTGCGCTACCGTCGGCGTTCATCGTCGTTGATTCGCCCGTCGACCCGATCGCCAATCTCGAGACCAGCCCGGCCTCGGCGCTGATCGCCGTCTATGCCGGCCAGGGCGAAAACAAGCTTGACGGCGAGGCCTTCTTCGCCGGCGAGCCGCGGCTCAACCTCGATATGCAAGTGTTTTTGCCGCAGCAGATGGCGTTTTCCTATCTCGACGCCCACGGTGCGCCGCAGACGCTGACGCTCGACACCCGCGGCGCCGGTTCGGAGACGGCGCTTGACCTGGTCGAACGCATGATCGCCAGGGCGCTCGCCGTCCGCGACGACGCATGGTCCGATCTGTTCGGCCGTTTCATTTTGACGGTTCGTCAGGTGATTTCGTCGAGCTATCTGGTCGAGACCGCCAAAGTGAAGGCCCCGGCGCGCGAAATCCGCATGGTGTGCGAGACGTTGCAGGAGCCCGTCCCTGGCGCCGCAATGTCCGAAGTCTGGACGGCGCTGCTGACGGCGATGCAGGCGGACGAAGGAAGCGACAGCGTCGCGGGTCTGGCGCCATGGATTGCCGCCGAGATTGCCTCGCCGGCCGGTCTGTCGCAAACCGAAGTCGACCGCATCTTCCTCGGCCTCAGCCGCTATTCCATGCAGGCGATTGGCCTTGGGATGATCGGCAGGCTCGATCCAACCGTCTCGCTGCCCGACGTCGTCATGACGCAAGGCACGCTCGACGATTCAACGCTCGGCGCGATCGATCCATCGACGATGTTGGTCGACGGCGTGGCGCAATCCTTTGAGGATCCGCCGGGCGACACGCAGAACGCCAAGCCGCCGCGGCTGATCATCCCGTGAGCAACACGCAGGACCTTTCCGACGAACTCGACTTTCTCAAGGCGCGGCTCGAGCGCGTGCATCGCCATGGCACGGTGACCGACGTCGATGGGACCAAGCATCTCATTCGCATGCAAATAGGCGGCACGGCGAGCGCGCCGATGAAGTCGCCGTGGATTCCCTATTTGCAGCACGCCGGGGCGCGCAAATCGCATTCGATGCCGTCGGTCGGCCAGCAAATGCACATGTTTTCGCCCGACGGCGATTTCGACCAGGCCTTCGCGGCGCCGCTGATCTGGTCTGACGCAGACCCATCGCCGTCGACCGACCCCAACGTCGACGTGACGACGCGCGGGACGACGACCGACACGACGACCTCTTCGTCGCGAACGATCAAGGTCGGTGGCGCGTCGATCGCGGTCGTCGACGGCTCGATCACTCTGACGGTTGGCGGCGTCACATGGAAGTTGTCGGGCGACGGCGAGGCGACCCAGGGCGGCCACGTCACCCACGACGCGCACGATATCGGCAAGACGCATCTTCACACCGACGTCACGCCTGGCCCGTTGCTCACCGGGCCGCCACAATGATTGTCGCCGCCTGATCGCCGCGACAACCGGACGGAGAGACTATGCCCACTTCGACCGGCATCAACCGCTTGACCGGCAAGCCGCTCAACGATTGGGACCATGTCGTTCAGTCGCTGCAGGTCATTTTCACCACGGGCATCGGCGTGCGCGTCATGCGGCGCACCTTCGGATCGATGGCGCCGCAGATGCTCGGTCGGCCGCTGACCGACACAACGATCTTGAAGTTTCTCGCCGCGATCGTCATGGCGATTGATCTTTGGG